TCAGCCATTGGCCGCCTCCTTGTCGATGAACGCCAGCCTCATCCCGGCCTTGGCCAAGATCGCCAGCAAAACTTCCGTCCCCAAGCCTTGGCCCTCCAGCATCGAGGCGACCTCGTCGGCTTTGGCCTCCACCGTCTTGCGGTGGCGATCGGATATCGCGAACGAGCGCGAAATCGTCTTGGTGTCCGAGCCCGCGCCGATGACCATGGCGATGGCTTCGCTGTGCGCTTTGCGGCCTTGCACAGCCACGAAAGCCTCGGCTTCGCGAAAGCGCCGGGCGAACTTGGTCAGCTCCAAGATCGCCGCGTCGATGTGGCGGTCAACCCAGTCGCGAGGCGGCTTCTCGGCCGCCAAACTCAAGATACCTTCAAGCGAGGCCCGGCTTCCGTCAAAGTTGGCCAGGCGCGTCGCGAACGCGTCCAGGCGAAGATCGCCCGAGACGCCGGAGACGGAGCTAGCTCGCTCGCGCAAGGCTTCGAGATCATCGCGGCTCGCGTCGAGCGCATCGAACATCTTGGCTTCGACCTCGCCGAGCATCTTGTTGTAGGCGCCGGCGAGTTCCTGCAGCGGCGCGCGCAAGGCCTTCACATAGGCTTTGCCATCAGCGGCGCTCAGCAGCGAAGCTAGGTCGACGAACAGGACCTTGTGCGGGTCGCTGGCTTTCAAGAGCATGTCGCGCATGTCCTTGGCCTTCTGGCCGAGCCGAGAAGTCCTTCGGGCCCACTCGGGCAGATTGAAGACCATGGCCACCAGGCCGCGCGCGGCTTCAAGCGGGTCGGCAGCCTCGGCGTTTTCGCCAATCTCCGCCAAGAGCGTGGAGATACCTTCGAGGATGCGGTTCTTGTCCTCGTCGATGGCCACCCAGCGCAGGGAGAAGCGATCAGGGTCTTGCAGGCACTCGTCGATGTCGAAGTCGGTGAGCCGGGGCACGAACATCCCGTCCTTGTAGACGGCGACGTTGGCCTTGTGGGCGAGCAGGAACGTCGTGAGGATCACCGGCTGGATGCCCAGCTTCATGCCGAAGGGCGGCGAGCTCCACAGCTCGTAGACCTCATGCGCACCCACGCGGGCGTTAGCATCCGAGAAGAGCGCGCGCGTCGCATCCCACAGCGGTGCGAAGCCCTCGGCGAACCCATCGCCAGGAGGCATGCAGCGCCAGGCTCCGGTAACGTCTTGACGGTGCAGCTCCGTGCTCCGCAGCAGCGTCTCGTAGAGCCCGCGCTCAGCGGGGAAACCCTCGAAGCCAAGGGCCTCTTGGCCTTCGGCATTGATCATCGCGTGCAGCAGGTTGCGGCGCGCCTTCACGCTATTGCTCGACACGCTGTCGCGGTTGACCAGCTCGCTCCACACTGGTGGCGAATGGCTGAACAACTCTTCGGCGAGGATGGATGCCACAGGTGAGAGCTTCGATCCAGGTTCGACGACTTGATCGGTTCCGTTGTGCCACTTCGTGAGCGACACGGCGGTTTGCAATTGGTCCTCAAGGTCAGCGCGTGTGGCGGCCAGGCGCGCGTAAACCTCGCGGCGGGCCACAGCGTCACCCGAGAGCTCGTGGCGATCCTTGACTTGCTCCAAGGCCACCAGCTCCGCGGAGAGCTCAGCGATGCGGGCGTGGTTGGAGGGTATACCCACTATCACCGGCCAGGGACGAAGCTTTGAACAGGCCTGCGCGCGGATGCGCGCCGCCCTCGGGCTCATGCCCTTGCCCGGAAGCGCGAGGATGAAGGTGCCGAACTCGCCCTTCTTGGGCTGGAAGTTGGCGGCGATCTTCTCGGCCTGCTCGATACTGCACAGCGAGAGTTCCATCCAGCGCATGGAGCCCGTCTCGTGATAGTGCCGCTTGGCCACCACGGGGTGCAGGCCCATGAGCTGGGCCAGCCGTGCGTAGTCGATGCCAGGCGAGACGGCCAGGGCTTGGGCGATGGCCGCGTCGATGTCGAAGTCGCTGCCCTCGAACACTGACCAAGCCCCGGTGTAACTCTTGAAGAGCGCGACCTTGAGCGAGCTGAGCTTCTGCAGCGCGGTGTCGAGCTCTTCGGGCGTCTTGTCGTAGAAGAGCGCGGCTACGACCGCCGCGTCAGCCGCCAGGCCCGATCCGTTGCGGAACAGGTCAATGACCGCGATGTTCTTGATCAGCGACACGAGCAAGGCGTCGCCCGTCTTGGCTTCGGCCCGCTCCACCGCCTCGACGGCCTGCGACCAACGATGCCCATCAGGCGAGGCGAGGATCGCGGGCTCCAAGTTCGAGCGCAGGTAGTCCCAGTAATCGCTCGGGCGATACCAGCTCGCTTCTCTTTTGAGCGTCGAGTTCAGGTAGGAGCGGAAGCCATGCGGCTCCACTGACGATAGGAAGCCGAAGGTGCTGCGCTCATTTTGGCCAAACTGCCGCTTAGAGATCGGGCCCAGCAGCGCGGCCATGGCTGGATGCAGCGGCCAGCAGGCCTCTAAGGCCTTGGCGAAGTTCTGCCCCACGGCGGGGCGACGCGCGCGGATCGCCTCTGCGATGGCCTTGGACGCGTCGCGCATCCATGGCGGACGCTCCTTAGCTTCGATCGCGCGGCCGATGAGCTCGACGACTTCGTCGCTCGCGGCGACGAAGGGCAAGTCGACGTAGCGGCCTTGAACTTTGGCCCAGTCGTCGCGGGTGTCGATGCCCAGGCGCGCCGAATACTGAGCGAAGGATTGATGCAGCACGCCGACCACCACCAGGCGGCCTTCGGAGCGGGCGGCGGCCTCGGCGAGCTCTTGGAAGAAGTAAACATCGTCCCCGGAGCCCAGAGCGGAGGCCTCCAAGAACTTGCCCATCTCGTCGATGATGACCAGCACGCCGTCGTGTGGGCGGCTCTTGGCCTCCTCGAAAAGCTCGGCGATCAGCGATTGGGCGCCGGGATTTCTCCGGCCGTCGACGGTCCGGCCCTGCGCGCGCCTGAGCGACGCATGTAGCTCCGCGACGACGCTGCCGCGTCGGCCTACGGCCGGCACGAGCAGCCATCCCTTGCGGACGGGAAACGCCTTGTCGAAGGCGGGCTTGGAGTCCAGTCGCAGCGCATTGCGCGCCTTGGCCCGAAGGTTCTTATCGGGATGTAGCGCGCTTGCCAACGCGACGGCCAAAGAGCTCTTGCCGCCGCCGAAGGGGCCGGTCCAGGTAAAGCAGCGTTGGTTCGTGCCGGAGAGCTGCTTACACATGCCGTCGATCACGGCCGTCGCAGTCGCATGGCAGATGTAGCCGAAGAGGGCGTCCGCGCGACCGATGTCGGCGTCGACGCGGATGGAACGCTGGTATTGGCGCGAGATTTGGACAATGTCCGACAGAGTCGGTTGCTTCTTGTCAGTCATATGAGCGCCTGATCATGTTCTTGATTTCTTCCTTGGACAGGTCCTTGCGGTGGACCTGCCGGAGGCCGGCGGAATCGGTCCACTCGAGCTTGCGTTCTGTGAAGTCGGAGAGGGCAATCAGCCGTTGGGCGATCGACTCCTCGTCAAGCTTGAAGACCCGGCCCGGCGAGCCTTCCGCGTAGGCCACGGTTTCGAAGGCCAACGAGCTTTGGCCCTCGGCCTCACGGTTCCAGAAGTCGACGAGGGCATACGCGAAGATGCCGTCATGCAGCGAAGCCTTCGGACCGCGGCGGAAGGCGTATTGGCCTTTGTGGACCTCTTGCAGAAGGCCCAACTCGCCAAGCAGCGGTTCGGCGAAGTCTTCGGGCGAGCCGCCGGCAGCGCGGGGGGCGTAGCTGCGAAGGCACGTCTCCAAGTCGCGGGAGATCGTCAGGGCAGAGAGGCGGTGCTTCGGGTCGAGCTCGCGGGCGTAGTGCGCCAACGGCTCCTCGAGCTCTTGGCGGGTGAAGGTCGGGGCCGTCACATGGTTGAACAACCAATACCAAGTCGTCGAGCGGAAGCAGCGGCCTGCGAGCTGCCAATGGGCGAGCCATGCCGTCGACGGGCTCTCAGCGTAGGGATCGAGCCCGCCGTCACTCAGGATCTCCTTGGCAAGACCGCGAATGCGGAAACTGTCGCCGTCCGCAAACATTACGCCGCAAGCCAACGCCCAATGGCGGATTGATGCCACCATGTTTTTGCCTACGCCGAAATCTGCTATGGCCTTTTCGTCGGCGAAAGTCGACTTGCGAATCAACCCACCATCGATGGCTTGGTCGAATATCTTCTTCAGCCACATCTGACGCAGCGGAAACGTCTCGTGCCCAGAAAAATGGGCAGGCGTTCCTCGGCTGAGCTTTGAGATGGCACCTTTCATAGTTACAGTTTAACCCGAACTGGTGGATTCCGCCAGTTCGGCCACCTTGGAAAACTGTATAAAGCTACAGTATCCGTTCCGCCCACGGTGGCCGATTGATCATCAAGAGGATGTTCAGCTGAATGTGGTCTCAGGTTTGGCAATTGGGCAGCAACGGTTCCTGCGACGGCGAGAGCGCAAGGCCTGCGGCGGCCGCATCAGGATCTCCGGCGGGGGTGGGTAGCTCGCCTGCGGCGGCAGCGTCGTGCAGGCGCACAAAGCCACGGTTGACAGTGCAAGCAGCGTCGGCTTGAGCAGGGACATAGACAGGAACCTCCTTGATGATGACGTCGCCCTTTTCACGGACGATGCGGACACGGTCGACGTATCGCGTAACCACCTTGACGGTGGCTTGTGCCTGCTGCTCACGTAGGCGAGCTTCTTGCAGTGCCTGCTTTTGAGCAGCAGCATCCCAACGGGCCTGAATGTGCTCGCCCCCTTTGAGCCAGCCCAGGCCAAACAAGGCAGCACACAATGCCGCAATGGCCAGTATCCGGTAAGGCCAGGGAATTACCGTCATGGCAGCCCCTCACCCATGCACTGCCGGTACTCAGCCTCGCGGCGTTTGACCAGGCCACCGCACAAACGCCTGTTCTCTGGCAAGGCGCAGTCCTTTCCCTGGAAGAAGCGCCAGCGGGGCAACTCGGCACAAGCCCCGGCGTAGTCACCGGCATTGAGTTTTCTCACCAGGGTCGATTGGCAGAAGGCACGGCTGCCCACGTTGTAGGAAAAGGAGATGTAGGCGTCGTACTCATGCTGAGCCAGCGGCACCTTGACGCAGTTTTTGAGGGCGCCCTCAAAGCGCTGGACATCGGTCAGTGCCCTGGCCAGCGCCTGAGGCGGCGTGATCGTGTCGCCCAGCTTTACACCTGCGGTGGTGCCGAAGCCGATGGTGGGCACGTCCCCTTTGACCGGGATGACAGCGCGCTCGGTGTAACCCTCGTGCAGCACGATGCCCACCAGGGCAGCTGCCGACAGCGCCAAGGCCGTCACGGAGCGACGCACGGTGGGTGAAGTACGTGGAGATGCGGCTTTGCTCATCGGTGCATCTCCGGTTGGGCCACCAGACGGGCGATGGCTGCCCCGATGCTGGCGCTGAAGGCCAGCAGCACAAACAGGCCACGCGGCAGCATGTCACCAAACAGTGGCACCACCACTTCGGCAGCCGTGAACACCGCTGCCAGCAAGGAAAAGCGGAAGCTCCACGCCCGGCGCGCCACCTTGCGCCAGTCATCGATCAGACTGAAGTTCGGCATGAGGCTCATTGCGCACCTCCCATCAACTTCAGCTTGATGGCCGTGCCCACCACCAGCACCGCCAGAATGCCCGTGGTCATCACCTTGATGGCGGTCTGCCATGCGGTGCGGCGGGCGTCGCGCCAGGCCTCCAGCAAATCGCGCAGCTCGCGGATGTCCTTGGCGGCGTGGCCGTTTTCCAGGCCGAGGTGGGCCAGGCAGCGCTCAGCGCCCCGCTCGGCTGCGCGGTCCAGCAGTTCATCAAAATCCTCACGGCGCAGCAAAAGCATGTTCTCCATGAGGGTGGCAGGCGTTTGTTTGTCGGTCATGGTTTTCTCCAAAAAACAAAACCCGCCCAGCGCGAACTGGACGGGTTTGAGGGTTGAAACAGGATTTGGGGTTGTCGGGTACTAGATTTCGATGACTTCCAGCGGAAGCGCCGGCGCAGGCCCTTCGATCAGCGCATCACGAACAAAGACGTTCTGGCCCAGCTCAGCTTCGCCCCGGGCGCGGATCAGGCCGCCACCGGGCAGCACGACCAGGGCGACACCGGCGCCCACTTCGATCACCGTGCCCGCCTGCAAAGGAGGCTCGGGCAGCAACTGTCGGAATTGCCGGTACAGGTTATGCATGGCTTTGAACCCCCAGGGTTTGCCAGACTTCGGGCAGGCCGACCTCGATGCGCGTGGAGCGCACCAGCCCCAGGCGGGCCACATCGCCATCCTGGTAGGCCACGAATGCACCCGGCTCGATGACTCCGGTTTCGGGCAGCACCGGCAGGCGTAGGCTCACTTCGACCTGCCGCCCCGTGTCGGACAGGATGGCCATGCCACGCTGGCGCGCCGCTGCCGCCTGGGTGATGAGGGCATCGACCACCATGGGCGCAAGCACATCGCCAGCAGTCCCAGATCGGGTGACCTGACCCAGCACGCCGGTTTCCTGCCCCGCCACGAACACACGGTTGTAGGCTGGCTTGTCCACCCAGCGCAGGGATTCCCGCGCCACCGTATCCACCGGCAGCACGAAGTCCGGCGTCACCTCGTTCCACCAGCGCCAGGGCACGACCGGATAGCGGTGGCGTACCCGCAGCACCTTCTCGGACGGGTGCGGCAGCAAATAAGCGCCCGCCGCCTGGGCAATGTCGGTCAAAGCCTCGATCCAGGTCCCCTGTCTGGCGAACACACCCGCGGGCACCAGCCAGTCGGTCAGTGCCCAATCCACCGTCCAGCCCAGCGGAATGCCGTTGATGCTGAGCACGTCCTCCATCAACTGCTGTGCACTGCGTGGCTCGGTATTGGCAAAGTTCAGCACTGGGGCATACGGTGCGGCCAGGGCGGCGCTGCGTCCCCTGCCGCTGATCCGGATGCTGGCATCGCCAAACACCCGCTCCCGGCTCAGGTTCTCGGCCAGCACATGAAATGCCGTGCCGTTCACCGTGGCGATCAGCTCCACCGGAGCAGCCTCAGCATCCGGCATCACCAGTGCCTCGGCGCTCAAGGGCAAAGTGGCCTCGAAGCCCCAGGCCCAGGAATCGGCATCCAGCGAAAGCGACAAGCCCAACACCGGCACGGGCGTGCCGTCCGGCCAACGCGCCAGACTCATTTCATTGATCACGACATAGACCTTCCGAACAGGAACCGGCACCGAGCCCGCTGCGGGCGGGCTGTGGTGTCCGCAAACAAACAAGAGATCCGCGTCCTGCGCCGCCCCTGCGTCAAACACCAGATGCGCGCTGGGCGTGTAGCAGGCCGGTGGCCGAGGTGGCACAAACGGCATGGCCGGGTGCCGACCCGGCAGCGGGTGCATGGCCGCCTGCCAGAGCAGCGTCCACCAACGGCGCAGGACATCTGCGTTCTGAATGCCCTCGGCATGGAAACGCCCGATGTGGCGCAGCGCTTCCTGGTGTTGCGCCGTGAGACTCAGCCGCCGATCTCGCCAGCAGTCCTGATGAATGGCCTGCCAGCGCAGCCAATCGGTACGCAAGGCCTGCGCAAAGAGAGTGCTGCGTGCCAGGCGCAGACGGATGGTGTCGCCGTGCCCCGCCCCGGCACCGGATGACAAGGGCGCAGCATCCTGGTGCGGTGCTTCACAACGCCAGGGCAAGCGCATTCGGGTGCTGACCAGCCGACTGCTCACGCCACCCGTCAGATGGGTTGCGCGCTGCCAGCGGGTATGCCCCGCCTCATGCTGTTGGGCCGTGGCCTCACGTCGGTCTTGAACGCCCGTACAGAACGCGGTGGCCGGTTGCCAGCGGCTGGTGCTTTGCCCGGTCAAGGGCCGCATCGCATAGGAGGCGTAGCGCGCTTGGGCCAGCAGGGTCAGGGGCGGCAACCGTCCGGTCAGGCTGACAGCAGTCTCTGCGCTGGATTGCCCAGCAAACACCAGGGCAGGCAGCGTCGCCTGCAAGGTGGTAGTCGTGCCCAGGCTGGCACTGGCCGTGAAGTCCAACCCAGGCAGCGTGGCGGTGAGCCTCACGTTGCCGGGAATGCTCATGGCTCATCCCAGCAGGCCGGAGACGATGCGGGTGTGGCCCCCGGCATATAGCGTGGTGACAGGCAGGCGCAGCTCTCCCATGCCGCTCAGATCGGACACGTCGCAATCCCAGGCCAGTTCACCTTCACCATTGACGATGCGCGCCCAGGTCGCTTCGCCGCTGGTCTGGATCAGGGCTTCTTCTGTGGGTGTGACAGTCAGCAGGCCATCTTCGACTTCGCCTACGGGATCGACCAGCGGGATGCTGGCCAGCAGATCGCCGGTTGGCGCTTCGCCCAGGGCGGGTCGCACGCCGCCGTAAATCCGGACACAGGCGCTCTCCGTGCCCTGAGAAAGGAACTGAACAACCGCGTTCAGACGTTGATCGTTGAGTGCAGTGGAAATCTGGATCATGGGAATGTGGGTGGCAGGGTTTGGGCGCGGAGCTTGTCCGCGATGACTGCCCGGTGCCGTCCCTCGTGATCGAAAGCAATCACCAGGTACTGCGGCCGCGCGTCGATGTGTTCAAAGGCGTATGCGCCGGTGGCGGCATCACTCCAGGTTTCGCGCACCACTGTGAAAGTGGCTTCATCGATGAGCAGCACGCGCCGCCGCAAGGGCTCGTCGGCCACCACGCCCTGGATGCGGCGCTTGACGCTGCCTGCGATGCCGTGACCTCCGTGGTAGTAATGGTTGCGCTGACCCAGAAGCGGGCGCAGCCCCCGGTGCCGATGGGACGGCGCTGCCGCGTTGGCCGGGGAAAGACACAAACGCTTCAGCCCCGCAGACAAGCCGTGATGCCTGACGGGCGGCGCATCCGCCAGTCCGCTGCCGGCATTCCCGGCCAACCGGTGCAGGCGCAGCGTGAGGCTTTGTCCAAAGACACCAGGGCGCAAGGCCGTGTGCCAGCGCTTGTAGATGCGCCAGGCAGGCTCGTCATCCACCGACAGCTGCAGTTGCCAAACGTTCAACTGAGCGTCGTGCCTGGCGTCCAGCCGCAGGGTGTGCCGTGCTCCGACCACCGCCCAGGCGGCCTGGGCCTCGGCCGTCCGCTCGCTCTCCTGGATGTCGCCCGTCCAGTAGGAGTGCAGCCAGTAGCCGTTGTGGACGCAAAGGCGCTGGCCTTCGAAATTCGGCCCGCCCGTCCGCAGCCAGAAGCCGAAGTGCGGCGGCGATGCCGAGGCCAACGCTTCCACATCCATCTCGAACCAGAAGTCCCCCGACAGCGGTGCTGGCGTGATCTCCCAAATGTTCTGCCCCTGGCCGAACACCAGATCGACAGCCTGCTGCGCCGGGCTCCAGCTGGCCGTGAGGTTGCCGTGACCGCCATTGCGGGCAAAGCCTTCCGGGATGCTGCTGGCGAAGGTTTCCTCCAAGGGATAAGCCATGCTCAATCCCTCCAAGGCCCGGTGATGTCAAAACAAAAACCGCTGGTGTTGCCCTCGTGGGAATGATCGACGGTCACATAGAGGAATTTGCGGCTTTCATAGCCGATGACGTTTTCGATCAGCGTGAGGTGCCCATAGGGCTGGTTCTGATGCACCCAGAGCACCCCCGGCAGGATGCCGCGCAAGTGACCGCTGGCCTCGCGCAGATACACAGGGTGCAGGATCAGGCCGTAGTCCGGTCCGTTCGGAAACGGGATGTAGCTCGAGCGTCCGGAAACGTTCTGATGGTTGCCGTCATTGAGCGACAGCAACCCCAGGCGCATGTTGCTGCCGATGCCTGTGAAATCGCGCATGCAGATCTTACCGGTGGTGTCCAGCGAATAAGCGGAAGCGGTTTCTTGACCGGGATAGGAGTGGGCGTGGTCATCCACGCGGCGGTAGCGTTCCGAGGCCATCAGCAAGGAGGCGAAGTTGTCGCCCGGCTTGTAGCTGTCAAAGTCGGTGAAGGCGTACAGCACCCGTTTGTCGCCACCCCAACCCGAGGCGCAGGCCAGAAAGAATCCCCGGTCATCGCCCACCAGCACCCAGCTGCGCGCGTAGTCGCCGTTGTCGCCATGGGTTTCCGGGCAGCCTCTGCGGGCGTAGTTCCAGCGGAACCAGCCCGGATACATGGCCGTCCCGGTACCGGTCGGCAGCTCATTGCGGGTGGGCGCATCGGGCGTATACGGTGCACGCGCCCCGACAAAGCTGTCGATGTCGGTCATGCGCTCGGCCAGGGTGACGCGGGCAAACTTGGCCCAGCTGGGGGTGTAGCCCTCGGGCAGACTGTCGTCCACCCGCAAAAATGGCCGGCTGGAGTGCGGGTTCCGGCTGCGATAGGCGCGCTTGTGCGTGCCGGTAAACGCCACCTCAAAGCCCAGCGGGGCGATCTTGATCGTCATGTCCGTCTGCGTGCTCGCAGGCGAAGCAGGCTCACCTTCGACCCGGAAGCTCACCGTGGCCGCGGTGACGGACGTGAGCCGGAAATCGCCGTTCCAGCCCGGCTGGTCGCAGCCTTCGATGCGCACCACCTGATCAACCAGAAAGCCGTGGCCGGAGCCGATGGTGGCGGTGGCCTCGTCGCCCGTGCGGGTCAGGGCCGTCACCGCCTTCAGATTGAAGCCGTTGACCAGGCAGGCATCCAGCAGCGCCGTGAGGCTGCCCCAGTTGTTGGTGAGCACCGGTGCGCCTGCAAAGCCCTGGTGCATCCATTTGACGGTATTGCTCATGTGTCCTCCCTCAAGGGCGATCCACGTCGCCGCGCACCAGCAAGGTGAAGGCGTCGTTGGTGACGGTTTCCGGGCCTTGCTGAATGGTGCGCACCACCCACACCGGGAACAGCGCGCCGGTGGTGTTGAAGCGCAGCACGTTGCCTGTTGCCCAGCCCGAGCCCCAGCCCAGAGCCGACAAGGTGAAATAAGGCTGCCCGGTGGCCGGGTTGATGGGGGCGATGTCGCTGCCCGTGCTGCCGGTGGCGATCACGCCGACGTGCTCTCCGATGACGTTGAAAGCCGTGGCGCTGGTGAACTGGATGGCCCAGCGCTCGGTGATCGCACCGGTGTTGGTGACCACGATGGGGGCCAGCACGTCGTTGTAGGTGGCGGTGGCCGCAGCGCCGTTGATGGCGTCCAGAAAGCTGCCGTTCCAGCTGGCCTGATCGAACAGATTGGAGACATAGGCGCGCAGATCGCCCGACACCAGGGCTGAAGAGACATGCGAGCCCACCGGGTAGTCGTGGGTGATCTGGCGCGTGAAGGTCAAGCGTCCGGAGATCTGCACATCCGAGACCTGGGCCATGTCCTCGATGCGATGTTCTACGGTGACAGGCTGGACCAGACCTGCAACCACGCCGAAGGTGACGGTGCCCGCTTCCAGATCCACGCTGTAGTCGCTGGTGACGACCTGGCCGTTGCCATCGAGCACCCGCACGCGCGAGAGGCGCTCGCGCCCGCAGTCCACCACCTGCCCGCTGGTGGCCGTGAACGGCCCCACGGTGGCGGTATGCCCGATCACCGCGAAATCCCCCGCCCGAAAAATCGGCACCCGCCCGTCCTGGGGCAACCTCACCGGATCGAGCCCGATGACATTGGCGTCCAGCGGCAGGTAGGAGTAGGCCACCGCGTTGTATTTGATGGTGTCTGCGAACACTGGCGAAGGCTTGAAGATCCGCGCCTCACCGTCGATGGTGACCACCGCATCCGGGTCGTACCAGCTCTGGCCTTCATGGCCGGCCGCCGGCACCCAGGAACCGAAGCGCACACGCACCACACCGGTTTCGTAGTCGATGCTGCCCTGCACACCGCTGCCACTGATCTCGCCGTTGTGGTTGGCACTCACGTTCACGGTACCGCCTGACAGGCGCGTGGCCAGTAGCTGCAGGCTGGAGGGCCGCACGGGCGAGGCCGGTACCCGGAAGGTGGCCTCGTCCACGGGCGATCCATCCAGGGTGGTGAGCAGGGACTTGAGTGCCACCGTCGGTGCGGCGGCCGGTACCCAGGCCGTGAGGCTGGCCGCGCCGGTGGCGTAGTTGATCTGCCCGGCCAGCGTGGCCGCACCGGTGACCGGATCGAGGTCGTAGTACAGGCTGCCAAGCCGGTCGAAGTAGGTCTTGCCACCCAATGTGAAGTTGATGCTGCCGGGCACGATGTTCTCGGCAAAGGTGGGCGTGAGATCGATAGCCAGCGATCCGGCCGTGAAGCTGTCCGTGACTGCGTTGGACGCGCCCGCTGCCCGGTAGCGCACCTTGGCCCAGCCGGTGTCGTCGATGGGCATAGAGGCGCCCGCGGGGATGTACTCCCAATGCGAGAACAGGTTGCGGTACACCGGCAAAACCCTGCCGTCGGTACGCGTCCAGCCGAGCTGGGTGACGTTGTAGCGCGCCACCGGAATGCGCACCGTGGTGTCGGGCCTGAAACGCACCACACCGGTTGCGTAGTTCACCGTGCCGAAGGACAAGCCCTGCGGGTCGCGCAGTACACCGAGGCCGTCGTCTTTGACGATCTTGATCGGATCGATCCGCACGATCAGCTGCAGCTCGGCAGGGGTGGTGGAGATGTACTCATACAGGTCGATGAGCAGGTTCCACTCCAGCTCCACCGTGCCCGGAATCAGGCCGTCGAAGTCGACTTCCACGTCGATGCTGCCGTCGCCATTGCGCAGCGGCGAGGCAAAGGTTTCCTCATTGGGCGGGCCCCAGGTGTAGTCCACGCTGTAGGTCTGCCCGCCTGCGGGCAATGCTGCGGGCGTGATCTGGATCAGGCCGGTCTGGTAGTTGATCGTGCCGTTGGCATGGCCGCTGATGACACCCTTACCGTTGTCCGTGGCCGTGCGGGCTGCGCCATCGTTCCAGGTGATGGACACCGACCCCGGTGTGACACCGGCATGGGTCAGCTGCAGGGCCACCGACGGCGGTGCGATGGTGCTGGATGCGCGATTGAAGTAGTTGGCCTTGCCACCCCACGCATAGACGATCTCGCTACCCACATCGGGCAGAGCGCCCAAGGTGACAGCCACCGTGCCTGTGATGTAGCTCACGGTGCCGACGCCGTATTCCGGGCTGACGCCCTTGAGCACACCTGCGCCGTTGTCACGCAGGTCGTACCACTTGCCCTGCGCACGGTAGCTCACCTGCAGGGTACCCGGTGCAGGGCTGGGCACGATGGTCAGGATGTAGTTGTACGAACGGCTCTCGATATCCACCCGCACGCCTGCCGTATCGGCCACGCGGATCGGCGCGGCAGCAGGCCGGAAGCTGATGGTCTTGGTGCCCGAGTACGTCGGCGCGCTGGAGGCCAGCGCGATCTGGCCACGCCCGTAGTTCACCGTGCCGACCACGGTTGCGCCCGAGAGCAGATCGCCGCCCTCATCGGTCAGGGTGGTGCCGCTGACGCTGATGGACAGCGAGCCCGGCTGGATGGCGTTGCCCACCGACAACACGGTGGACGCATTGAAGGCGGCGGCCGTGGTGTAGCTCACCGTGCCGCTGGCGGACTCGATCAGGGACTCAAGCGTGCCGCCTGCGGTGAGATCGAGCAGCGGCGTTTCCGTCTGGGCCGAGGGCACGAGCTGGGTGAATACGCTGCTGACACTGGCAGCCACATCCCCGATGCTCACCGGCTGGGTGGTCTTGACCACGCCGCAGTACTTGGCGGCATCGGCCACCACGGTGTCGCGGGTCCGGGTCTTGCCCGTGGCCATGACGAACAGGCGATCCGGCGGCGAGCCTGGGAAGTCATGCCGCAGCGCATCCGAGAGATCGCAACTCACCACCACCGCCTGGTAGTCCTGGATGCCGCTGCCTGTGCCATAGCTGAAGGTGCGGGTTTCCGATTCGATACGGGTGATGCGCACGTACTGCGAATACTCGTTGGGCAGACCCTCGTTCATCACTAGAAACAAGGTCTTGCCGATGGTCGGCAGCTCCGCACCCACACGCTGAAACAGCTGGATGCTGCGCTGGCCCGCGATGTGGTTCTCCAGCAGGTAGCCGTTCCACTGCGAGCCCTTGTTGAGGTAGGCCTCGATGCGGTCGCGCGCATGGGTGCGCCTGTCAAACACCTCCTGGGTGGAGAAGATGGTCACGGCCACGCGCGGATCGCTGGGTGGGTCGGAGACGATGACATTGCCACCCAGGTAGGTGTCGGTGGTGTCCGTCTGGATGCTGGCGAACACTTTGCGCAGATTGACGCGCCCGCCTGCACGGTCCAGCTCGGAGATGTCGTTGAACAGCGAGTTGCTCGCGCCATCGACGATGACGAGGGCGGTGGGCGCACCACCGCCTTCAACCACATCGTCCATCACCTGGCTGGCCAGCAGCTTCACATCGCCTGCAAGAATGGGCATCAAATCCTCCGGTGGTTCAGATTTGCATCAGCCGCAGACTGATGCGGTAAAAGTCCTGTTCGCTCTGCGCCGGGAAACCCAGCACAGGCTCGGCGTCAATGGCGGTGTCGGCATGGCGGAAGGCCACCGTGAACACCCGTCCATCACGAAACATCAACTCGAAGCGGCCTGTGCTGGCTGCCAGCGGCGCAGCAGCCCAGGCGTATAAGGTGTTCAGCGTGGCCCGGGTGACCCAGGCCATATCGGCTGAACCGACCAGCGTGATGGGCCGGCCCGCCTGCCTTGTGGCCGACTGCACCAGCAGCGCCCCGGTGAGCAGGTAGGACACGGAGGCCACGGCCGGTGACCAGGCGTGCTCATCCGTCCACAGCAGGTCGTCCGGCAATGGCAGAGCCACCCCGGTGGCGAGGTTTTTGAGGTGCATGGGGTTTTCCTTTTGTCGGACGTATGGGCTGGCTCGCCCATTTGCTGTCAATTTCGTAAAATGAAGTCATTGACAGCATTCAAAGGAGTCTTGTCATGGCTGTATTGACCGTCCGCAACTTGCCCGATGAAGTGCACCGCGCCTTGCGCGTGCGTGCGGCTGAGCACGGGCGCAGCACCGAAGCGGAGGTGCGCACCATCCTGGAAGAAGCCGTCAAACCGCAGGCACGCTTGAAGCTCGGCAGCCTGCTGTCTGATATCGGCAGGGAAGTTCACCTCACCGATGAACTGGTCGATCTCATCAACGACCGGGATCGCTCACCTCCACGCGAGATCAGCTTCGAATGATCCTGCTCGATACCAACGTAATTTCCGAGCCGCTGCGCGTCGCACCCGACGCCCGCGTGCTGGCTTGGCTGGATGCACAGCCCGTCGAAACGCTTTACCTCTCGGCCATCACCGTTGCCGAGTTGCGTGTGGGTATCGCCCGAATGCCCGAAGGCAAAAACCGCAACCGCCTGCGTGATCGAATCGAAGCCGAGGTATTGCCACGGTTTTCCGGGCGGATATTGACCTTCGATCTGGCGGCGACGCAGCCGTATGCCGATCTCATGACCCGCGCACGTGCCGCAGGTGTAGTCATTGGCAACTACGACGGTTGCATCGCCGCCATTGCCTTGGCAAGCGGCATGGTCGTGGCCAGCCGCGACACCACGCCATTCAAAGCAGCAGGGGTGACCGTGATCGACCCTTGGCAGGCAGACCTGTAAAGCAGCATCAATTCACGCCGTGCGGGCACGTGCCGCATCCAGCATTTGCAGCAACCGCGCCTCATCGCGCGCGTCGATGGCCGCACTCACCTGCCTGCTGCCCGCCGCCAACTCCACGCGCACGGTGCGCGTCGGGGTGCTGTCGGGCACAGACGGGCGCGGCAATGGACTGGCAGCAGGCTCCACCAAGCCACCGCTGGCAAAGCCCTGCACGCGGGCCAGGGTCTGGCTGGCCAGAGCCTGGGCTGGGGCTTTCAGGCTGTTGATGGCCTCAAAAAACCCCACACCCAGACGCGCCACGGCATCGCGCCTGACCACGTACTCGCCCGGCGTCAGCATGGCCGGCACGGTGTCGGACCGGGACAGTCCCCCGAGCCGGTAAAACTGACCCTGGTTCTGCTCCATGTAGTCGATTAGCTCGCGCTCCAGGTCTTTTCCCCAGAGCAGCGGCTGCGCCATGGCCTGTCGCCAGTTGTGTCGGATGCGCTCCAGGCGCTGGCGCTCGTTGCCCGTGAGCTGTTTGCGGTCGATGAACTCCTCCAGAGACCGGCGATCGGCCTGCGCCTTCTGGCCCCAATACCGCATCGTGTCGGCCTTCATGTTCAAGCCCACTGACGCACCGTATTTCCAGCGCAGCCAGCTCGTGTACTCGTTCATGCCCTGCATGCCCAGCTCGATCATCTTCAGGGCCTCGGCCACTTCCCGGTTGCGCTTGGGCCGGTTGTCTGTGTCACCGCCTGCATGAGCGCCCACATGCCCACCCGTGGCAAAGCGCGCCACACCGTTGGCCAGGCGGGCCAGCCGGGCTGCACCGTACTTTTGCACGGCGGCCTTGCGCAGCACGAAAGACCCGGCATCGAGCGTGCGCGGCACCGTGTCGTGATGACCTGAGCCGGGCACGGTGCCGCTGCTCATGCGCGGAAAGGCTGCCGCCACCGCACCGCCCTCGGCAAACTTCTGCACCCCTGCGCCCGCCAGGCCCCCGGTGACATTGGTTTCCACCTTTTTCACGTAGATGGTGTGAGTGCTGCTGGTGTGTATCCCGTTGAGGCTCATCACCTCGGCGCGGGCGGCATCGGCATTGTGGGCCACGTGGTGGCGAGACTCCGTCTGGATGCGGTCCAGTGCCCTGAGCATGCCGTCCACGTTGGTGATGGCGGCCTGGGCTTTTTCGGTGGCGACTTTGAGCTCGAACTTGGCGTTCTGATCGGCGTAGGTCTTGAGCCGATCCAGTGCATCGCGCGCCTTGCTGACGTCCGCATCGACCGGCAGGGTCTTGCCTTCCTTGAGCAGCTGCTCGTACTCCTTGAGCTTTTGCTCCGCTTCCTGCAGATCGGCCTGGATCTGCAGCAGGTACTCCTTCTCGGCCAGGGACTTGTCCAGATCGGCCAGGGCCTGATGGAAGCGCGCCGTGTCGGCATCGAGCGTGAGCTTCAGTCCGTCCTGCAGCTTGGCCGTGATGTCGTCGATCTGGCGGGTGGTTTCAGCCAGGGTGCGGCCGATTTCGTCGCGGGCCGAGAGCGCCGAACGCGCTGCGTTCTGGTGTGCCTTGCTTTCCGCGTCCAGCGCCTGATTGAGAATCTCCTCGGACTGGCGGATGCGGTCGATGGCCTCGACCACCCCCTGCTTGCCCTGGGCGATCTGCGCATCGGCCTCCCGGGCTTTCTGGGCCATTTCGGCGCGCAGCTGATCGGCCTGCCGCATCAGATCACTGGCCTGCTGGTATTCCTGCTTGCGGTGGGCCTCGCGCGCCTGCGCCTCCAGCTGCAGGGCCTGCGACACCGCCTGCTCGGACTGCTTGTGCGCCTCCGCCGCCCGCTTGGCCTCGCTGGTCTGGCTGTTGGCCACCTGGGCGGCCAAGTCCATGGCTTTCTGGGCCAGTTGCCGTGCCAGTTCCAGATCGCCATCGGCCAGCGCACGACGTGCCTGGGCCTGCATCTCGGCAATCTGACGCTTGCGATCCTCGGTCGCCTCATATTCCGTCATGCCCTGACGGCGGATATCGCGGATCCGATCTTCCGTGGACATGGACAGCTGACGCTTGGCCTCCTCGATGCGCTGCACCTCCGCCAGATGGCGGTTGGCCTCGGCATTGAGGGCATCGATGTGCTGACGGTATTCGGTCAGCGCCTGCATCAGGGTCTGGCGCTTGGTGGCCAGGATGTCGTTTTCCACACGCTGCACATTGGCGCGGCGCTCATCCTCGGTCTGCCCTTGACGGGCGGCGGCATCCCTGCGCGCTTGCGTCTCCTGATCGATCAGGCCCAGCGTTTCAGTCGTGGCCTGGCGGCGCAAGGTGACCTGCTGGGTCAGCGCCTCAGTGAGCAGCTGCGTGGACTTGGTGATGCGGGCGGCTTCGGACTGCTGGGTGCGCTCCAGTTCGGCTTTTTCCTGCTCGTAGCGGGTTTTGACGGCCTGCACCTGCTGCGCCAGATGGGCTTCGACGATGGCGCTCAGCCCCTTGTAGGCATCGGCCATCTTGGCGGTGGCATCGCTCACCACGCCCTGCGCCTTGCCCACAGACTGCTCGACTTCACCCAGACGGCCCTTGAGTTTTTCCAGGGCGGTGTGCACCGCCTCGACGCCCCGACCCACGGCTTCCTGTGTACCCTGGCGCACGGCCTCGAGCCGCTTGGCGATTTCCTCGGCGGCGCTGGCGGCCGTGTTCATCGCGCCTGTGACGGCAGTGGCGCCCTCGCCGGCATCGGCATACATCTCCGAGAAGATGCGCTTCATCTCCGCCAGCCGCTCCTCATGGCGCTGGGTGGCCTCGGCAATGGTGTCGGACGTAAAAACCGCCGCAAGCACTTCCCACTTGTAGCGCAGGTACTCGATGCCGGTGGCCAGCACCTGCACCATGAGGATGCCGGCCTTGCGCACGACGGCGAACTTCTCCGAGAGCCAGGTGCCGATCTCCCAGCCGATGATGGCCGCGCTCAGCACACCGAAGGCCACGCGCAGCTTGCCCACGGTGGCAATCGCATTGGACACCGACAGATTGGCCGTGGCCCATGCTGCCGCCGTGGCGTTGGCGGCCATGACGGCAGCGGCACCCGCTGTCTGCCAGGCGGTGATGAGTGCCGGGATCAGGCGGTAGATCAACACCGCCAGCCCGACCTGGGCAATGCGGCTGAGCCACTCCATCACGGTGTCCAGGTTTTCTGAGAGCCAGGTCAAGGCCTCAGCGAGCTTTTTGGTGAAGCCTGTAGATTCGTCCAGACGGCTGATCCACTGTCCGAAGGCGTTGGACAGGCGGGTGAAGGCCTGACCGACGGTCATGGGCAGCTGCGCATACTCGGCGGCCAGCTTGTCCTTCTGGCTCATGAGCGCGTTGACCACCGCATCGGCGGTCAGCCTGCCTTCCTCGGCCAGCTTGCGCAACCGCCCGATGGGCACGTTCAGGCCATCGGCCAGGGCCTTGGCCAGACGCGGGCTGTTCTCGACGACGGAGTTGAACTCCTCCCCGCGCAGCACACCGGCAGACAAGGCCTGACCGAACTGCAGCAGCGCCGACTGCGCCTCGGTGGCCGAGGCCCCCGAGATGCGCAGGGCTTGCGAGATGCTTTCGGTGATGCTGAGCGCGTCCTGTTGCTCACCGCCCAGCATCCGCACGGCCTGCTGCAACTTCCCGTAAAGAGTGGCGGTTTCCTGGATCGGCACGCCGATGCGCTGGGCAATGGCGAATAGCTCCTTTTGCGCCACCTCGTATTCGCGGCTGCCAGCCGTGGCCAGCTTCAGACGCGCGGACATCATGTTCCAGGCGTCTGCGACCTGAACGATTTCCCGCGCCTTGCCCGCTGCCCAATTGATCGAGAGAAAGGCTAGCAGCTGCGTTTTGGCCTTGGCGACCTGCTCGCCAAAGGCGTTCATGCCCGCCTTGACCTCGGCCATCCCGGCGGCGGCCTTGCTGCCGGCACTCTTGGCACTGGCACTGAAACCGCCCAGGCTGCGTTCAGCTGAGGTGATGGCACGCTTAAGCCCCTCGTCAGCGCCTTCGAGCGCGACAAGGATGGAGATTCGTTTGGACATGCGTTTCAGGCCTCGGTAGAATTCAGACCAAACAAGTCAGACTTATCAAGTCTTTTGGAGTGAACCCATGCAGACATGGCAAATGCAAGCCGCTAAAGCGCGGTTCTCGGAATTGGTGAAACACGCCGCCCAGGAGGGCCCGCAGGACATCACCCTGCACGGCAAATCCGTGGCCGTGGTGCTCTCGCGCGAACTGTTCGACCGCCTCTCGGGTGGCGAGCAATCGCTGGTGGACTTCATGCGCGCTTCGCCTTTGGCCGGACACGAGGAGATCGACTTCGAGCGTGACCGGGGCCCCGGCAGCGGGCCGCGCGAGGTGTCGTTTTGAGCTACCTGATCGACACCAATGTCATGTCCGAGCTGCGCAAGCGCCAGGCCGATGCCAACCTGGTGGCTTGGATGCAGGCTCGCCCACGCGAGTCGCTGTACCTGTCCGTGCTGAGCCTGGGCGAAATCCGCAAGGGCATCGAAGGCGTGGCGGACGCGGCCTTTCGACAAACGCTGACGGACTGGCTGGAAGTGGATCTGCCCAAATACTTCCTGGGCCGCGTGCTGGGGGTGGATGCGCAGATTGCCGACCGCTGGGGCCGCTTGCAGGCCAGCGCAGGCCGCACGCTGCCGGTGGTGGATGCCATGCTGGCCGCCACCGCCTTGCAGCACGACCTGACCCTGGTCACGCGCAACGTCAAAGACTTCGAAGGTCTGGGTGTGCAGTTGGTCAACCCGTGGCAGGACTGAAGCTCAGTCGATCATGCGCAGCGCCTTTTCGATGGCCGCACTCAAGCGCGGAATATGGGCCGCCACGATGCGCTCCACATTCAGACGTCGCCGCAGCTGCACACGCGGCACCAGCACAGCAATGGGCACATCGGCCCCACGCTTGATCTTCTTGACACCTGCTGCCTGGCGGTAGCGACGCTTGAAGCCCGCCAAGGGGCGCTCATGCTCTTTGATGTTTTCCGCCATCAGCACGATGTTCCCCTTGGCGTTCTTGATGAAATAGGCATTGCCGCCGCGCATCAGCTCCGTGATCTGCGCTTTGAAACGCTTGCGGCCCACGCGCCCGTGCAGCGGAATCAGCATCCGGCCCTGAATACGGCCACCACGCTCATGCATACCAGACCAAGGGATGCGCGAGCCCACATAGAGCGCAGGCAGGCGCTGAAAACCCGGCCTTCTGTTCTTGTCCAGCACCTTGGCGGTGAAGCCTTTGAGGAAGGACTTTTTCACCACCTTCATCTGACCTGCGACGTGGTTGCGCACGGTCTGTTTCAGGTCAGCCGCCTCGCTGGCCATGCCGCGCGCCACCGCTTTTCTGGCCTTGGCGCGGTACTCACCGCCCCAGCGGCGCAGTTGCGCACCTGCGGCCTTGCTATCGATGCGAACAGAGATGCGCATGGGCGTTCAGCCTGTCGAGGGTTTGGTCCAGATGGCCTGCCTGGCTGCGCACACCAATGGCGATCAGCGACAGCAGCCGGGCATCGCGCGCCGCATCCTGGCGCGTTGTGACCGCCACGAAGCCGCGCAACTGCGCCAGGGTGTAGTCCAGAATGTCCGGCAGGCGGTGGCCGTGGGCGATCAGGTGCTGGATGGTGTCGAACCAGTCCCCTTCATGGCCTGCTCGTTCACCTGTTCTTCCACCTGCGCGAACAACACGCCCAGCTCCTGGTTCAGACGCGGCATCACCTTGCGGGTAAAAAAATCCGCGTTCACCTCGATCACCTTGGCCGCCAGCACGATGGCTTCATCGGCATCCAGGGCGTCGATCCAGGTGCGTGGCTTGCCCGTGGCAATCGACACCGCCGTCAGCAGCGCATCGCCATGCATCCCGAACAGCTCCAGCCAGTCGATGTGATCGCGGGCCAGCTGCTGCATCATGGGCGAGATGGCCCGCACAAAAGCCGGCATCTGCCCCACCTTCAGCGGCAGGATGTGCAGCGTCTCACCGGCGAGGGTGACTTCCGCACCCTGGGGCACGAGTGTGTCCAGATCGTTCATGAGCGCCTCCCTCACAGCTGCACGATGCGGCCGAACTGGCCCAGAACGGCATCGAAGGGTTTGGTGTTGTCCGCCAGCAGCGAGCCTTCCAGCTCGAACTTGTTGTACTCGTCCGAGATGAAGGAGATCTCTTTGAGCGGATCGAAGGCCACGCGGTACAACTCGACCAGCACCTTGGCATTGCCTTGGGCGGTGTTGATGCCTTCCAGGCGCAGGTAACGCTCAGGCAGGGCCTGCGTGAAGATACCGATCTCGGTGGCTCCGCCGTAGGTGTAGGCCGCCTTGAAGGGCGCGGTGAAGCCGCTGATGTCCAGAAACTGCAGCGAGCCGAAGTCCGTGTCCACCGTGTAGTGCATGCCTGCGGTGAGCGTGGCGGGCGAGCCTGCCGAGTCGGTGACGACCACCGCCGCCACCTTGGGATGGGCGAAGAAGTACCGGTCACCCACCACCGGGGTGTCGCCGCCGATGGTTTCCGCCGTCACCGAACCACTGCTGCCGGTGACGTGGTTGCCGTAGAGCGCCAGGGCCAGGTTCTCTTTGGTGAACTCCTCGATGGTGAGGTTCAGGGTGGCCGACTTCTGTTTGACCATACGGTGGTCGAGCGAGCGCTGCCCGGTCTGGCTTTCGTAATGCTCCAGCACCTCGGTCTTGAGGGATAGCTTGAGCTCGGCCACGTTACCGGGCGAGCGCACTTCGATGGGCAGGCCGTTGGCATCGCGTTTGCCAAGAAAAACCCGCCCTTGAAAACTGGCGTAAGTGCTCATGATCTGGATTCCTTGCGTGTCGGGGTTTTGAGAGAAGTGGAAGTGGTGGTGGCAGGAGCGGCTGAGACATCTGCTTGTGGCTGCGGCCCGGGCTGCTCTTTCGTGCCCTGGCGCGCAATGCCCTGGGCGATCAGCCAGCCGGCCACGCCTGCATCCACGGCAAGCTGCGCGCCTGCCGGGTAGTGGCGGCCCGCATGGGTGTGCGGGTGTGTCAGAACGACGGTGGTTTCATCCTTGGGGTTCATGGTGTTCATCCGGTAATGGAAAGATCGGTATCGAGCGTTCGGTAGCTGATGCAGTAGCGCGCTGGAATGGCGGCAGCCACGGCGTCGGCGTCCTCCACGTCCCAATCGCAGTCCTGCTCGCGGATGCCCAGGGCCAGGCCGCCCAGGTTGCGGTCGGCCATCAGGGCGGCATGGGCGGCGGTCAGGATCAAATCGGCCTGGGTTTCCGGGGCGGCAGGCGGCACGGCGCGGGCCAGCGCCACCAGGCGCACCGTCAGCTCGCGGGTCACGCGGTCGTTGGCGCGCTCACTGATCTGCTCTGCCTCCGGAAACACCACCAGCGCCGGGGACTGCTCCCGGCCGATAGCCACTGTGGGCGAGCGATGCAGCGTGGCCCCGAGCGCCATCACCGGCGCTCGGACAGCCGCCAGCACCGCGAGCAGGATTTGTTCGCGGATCGAAGGGGTGGCCATGGTTCAAAGCCTCGTGAGACTGGCGCGGACTTCCGAGCCATCGCCCAGGGACCGGACATCACGCACCTGGTAGTGCTGGCCCGCGATCCGCACGGTGTCGCCCACGGCCAGCTGCGGAAACGCAGAAGCCGGACAGGTGATGGCGTAGTCAGTGTCCAGGGCAAGGCCGCTGAGCACGGTGTCGCTTGGTGCTGCAAACCCCACCTGGCGCGTGCGGGACAAGCCACCGCCTGCAGGGGTCCAGCGGCAAGGCACCGTGAGTCCGGCGTTGGCGGCGGACTGGTACAGACGCTCGATGAGGCTCATCAGGACGCCGTGAGCTTGACCAACACACCGGGGCGGTGGCACATGGGCAGCGGGTTGGACTGCGTGTGCAGATCGGTGCCCCGGTCGAACTTGCGCGGCTCCTGCTTGGCGTACAGCGGCTGGCCCAGCGTGTTGACGGTTTCGTTGAAATCCGCCGGCGCAAAATAGGTGCCGAAGGTGTCGATGGTGCCCAGGGGGAAGGCGTGGGCCTCACCTGCCGCGATGAAGCGGCGCGCGTTGCCGCTGGCATCGGTGGCCTGCCCGCGGTACTCCTCGAAGGTGATGCCACCAAAGGTGAAGCCACGTCGCACGTCGTTGATCAGCATGGCCCCGTTCTGCCAGTTCTCGAAGGCTTTTTCGACCTCGGCGTGACCGGTGAGCGCCGCGAAGAACTCCGGAGAGCACAGGCAGTGGACGCCGCTCATGAACTCGCCCTTGAGGTTGTCTTCGATGGCGGCCAGCACCGCGCCGCATTTGGCCTTGACGTTGGTGCCTGTCGCGTTGAGATCGAAAGCCACCGACTGCTGGGTGATGTCGAAGGCGTCGAACAGGTCATAGAGCGTCGAGCCGTCGGCATCCAGGATCACGCCTTTGAGCGCGCCCATGCGGAGGTGCTCCAGGGTGATGGCGTGCTTGTTGCGCATGGTCTCCAGGTGACGGGCGATGACGCCAGCCACGGCCTCCGTCTCGGTTTCCGAGCCGAAGGCACGCAGGCCCTGCACTTCTTCAGGCAGCACCACGTCGTCGTGCGGTATGTGCGGCACTACGAAGGAGCGCAGCTTGCGCTTGCCGCGCACACCGACGGTGCCGGGCGAGCCCGGTGGCATCGTGGGCAGCAGGTTGAGCACACCGTTCATCTCCTCGATGACGATCTGGCGCTGCCGCACGGGCTTGGCCGGCATGAGCTTGAGCTCCTCCAGGCGACCATAGCGGTTGGGCAGGATGTTGATGGCGGCCGTGAGCGCCGCCATCGAAAAAGCGGGGTTGCTGAAAGGGTTGTTCATGTTCAAGCTCCTTGACGAACCAGCACGCCCAATGCCTTGAGCTGGGCCATAGCGAGCGCGCGTTCGGTGAGGGTGATGGCATCGGGCCAGATGAGGGCATGCTCGGCGACGATGGCGTGGCGTGCCACGGCCAGGCCGTCATGGCGCTCGGCCTGCGAGGCATCGCAGTCCTGCAGCAGTACGGCGGCGGCCACCTGGCTGCCGTCGTCGGCGGACGGATCGACCTGCTTGTATTTGCCGCTGGCGGTGACGACGCCGACGACGGTGCCCAGCGTCAGGTTCTGGCCGGAGGCAACGGTGATGCGCTCGCGGGAATACAGGTTGGGGGCCTCGTACTTCAGAAGGTCACCCAGATTCATGGGCTCGGTAAAAGTGGCCATCTCAGATCTCCTTTCCTGCAGGCTGGGCCAGACGCTTGACCGCATCGATCAGCGGGTTGCTGGCGGCGGACAGGGCTGCGTCCGGTGCGATCCGGCTGCTGATTTCAGGGCTGGTATCGGCCTGGGCCGAGAGCAGTTGCTGGCGCACCTGGGCCGGTGCGGTGTTACCGGCCAGAAAGCCGGGGATCAGATCGGCGCGCCCGGCCAGTTGGCAGGTCTGCGCAATCTCGATGGCGTCGGCCATGCTCAGCGTGGCGGCGGCGGCCGGTTCCAGCACGCTGCCAGCAGCATCAGCAACAGCAGGGCGATCCACAGCAGCGGTGTCGGTCCGTTCATTCATCAATGACTCCTTGGGATGGTTGCAAAAAGATTCCGCCTGCGTGGTCACGGCCTTGGCAGTCGGTTGAGGGGAAATCGAAGCGGTGAGCGCGGCCAGTGCCTCGTCGAAGCTGCCGACGGCATCGGCCAGGCCCTTGTCCACGGCGGCCTGCCCGAAGAACAGGGCCGCCTCGGTGTCCTGCACGGCGGCAGGCTCCAGGCCCCGGTGGCGTGCCACGGTCTGTACGAACAGCGCGTAGAGGCGGTCCACCTCCGCGCGCAGAAAGGCGTGGGCCTGGCTGGACATGGGTTCGTGCGGACTGAGGTCGTTTTTGCGCTCGCCCGCGAACACGGCGGTGTAGTGAAGGCCTTCTTTGGCGTCCTTGACCGACTGATCGACGTGCATGGCGATGACGCCAATCGAGCCCACGCCGCCGGTCCGAGAGACAAACACCCGGCTGGCGGCGGACGCCAGCGCATAGGCCGCAGAAAACGCCATGTCGTTGGCCACGGCCCAGACCGGCTTGATCCGGCTGGCCGAGCGGATGCGGTCGGCCAGATCGAACACGCCGCCGGACTCACCGCCAGGTGAATCGACGTCCAGCAAGATGGCCTCCACGCTGGGGTTGGCCAGGGCCGCTTCCAGCTGCGCCGCGATGGTGGTGTAGCTGCTCAGGCCCGATTCGGCTTCCAGGCCCACGGTGCGGCGCACCAGGGTGCCGTGGATCGGGATCACGGCCACACCCGGGCTGGAAGCGGCCACGGGGCGTGCAGTGGGGCTGAAGCTGTTGGGGATAGCCAGATCCTGCAAGCCCAGGCGCGGGCCCAGCACGGCCAGGATCACGTCGAGTTTTGGGCGATGGATGGCCAGCGGCACGCCAAACAGGCGCGCCGCCAGATGGGGCAGCACGGTCATGGGATTCCTTTGAAAAAACTCAGGCGCTCAGCCCGCAGAGCCGATGCCGGTGTCGTCGGGGGCGAGCGCGTCGCGATGGGGTTTAGCGATGGAGCCGTCCCGCGTCGTGTAGCGGGGATCGGAATCGAAGATCAGGCCGAGGTCATCGGCACGCTGGTTGTCGGCGGCGATCTCGCGGTCGATGTCCTCGACGTCGTAGCCGTTGCCGGAAATTGCCTCGGAGCGGCTCATCAGCCCGGAGCGAATGGCCAGCAACATGGCCTTGAACTCTTTTTCCGGGTCCACCCACTGCCAGCCTTGCGGAATCCACTTGGCCTGCAGGTACTGGCGGCGGCGCACCGCACCGCCCTTGACGAAGCCCGGCGCCTCGAGCGCGCCGGCGAGCACAGCCTGCTGCATCCAGGCCGCCCACACCGGGCGGCACATCTGGTGCACCAGGACGCCGTGCTGCACCATCTCGCAGCGGCGGCGGAACTCCAGCATGCCGGCACGGATGGACGAGTAGTTCACGCCGGTCAGATCGCCCGTGAGCTGTTCGTAGGTGATGCCCACGGCAGCCGCCACGGCCCGGAACTGCGTGCGCAGAAACTCCGAGTACGAGCCACCGACATCGGCCGGGTCGGAAAACTTGATGTCCTCGCCCGGCTCCAGGATCTGCAAGGTGCCGGGCTCCAACCCTGCCAGGGCAATACCCTCGGCATCAGCCGCGCCTTCGCCCATGAGGTTGTCCTCAGGACTCTGGCGGGTGACGAATCCCGCAAACATGGCAGCGGTTTTCTTGCGCACCAGCTCGGCGTCGTCGTACTGATCCAGTTCATTGAGCTTGACCAGCGCCCGTGATAACCAGGGCTCGCCCCGGATCTGGCCGGGCCGCAGCACACGGTAGAGGTGGGCGATCTCGCGCGCATCCACCCGCACGGTGTCCAGGCCGCCCAGGCCGGACATGGGGGCCAGGCTGCCGTCCTCGGGGTGTGCGCGGTACAGGTGGTAGGCCACGCGGCGGCCCAGACGGTCGAACTCGATGCCCGAGCGCACCACGTTGCCGGACGCCAGCTCCATGTTGAGCGTGATCGGCAGGTGCTCCGGCTCCAGCAGCTGGAGTTGCAGCGGCACGGCCAAGCCATCTTCTGCCCGGCGTGGACGCAGCCGGATCAGGCATTCGCCGCCTTCGAGCATGGCCCGGCAGGCCAGGGATTGCAGCCCGTAGAAATCGGTCTGTCCGGCCGCGTCGGCGTCCTCCACCCAATCGCGCCAGAGCGCCTGCACTTCGGTCTTGAAGCGTTCGTCGCTGGAGAGGCTTTGCGGCTTGATACCGGTGCCCACCGCATTGGCGACGTAGGCTTCCAGCGCCGCCTGTGCCCAGGCGTTGCGGCGCACGAGATCGCGGCTTTTGCTGCGCAGATCGGCGTTGGTGGCCAGCATGGTGGCCACTGCGCCCGGATTGCCCGGCGTCCAGGCCAGGGCGCGACGGCCACGACCGGCGGCCTCATGTATCGGCTGGCCGAAGAGGCCTTGCCGGATTCTGGAGAACCAGGACATCAGAAGTCCTTGGCCGTGGTGACACGGATCTGCCGCTTCGGGCGCGTGCCGCGGCTGTGCGCAATGCCGGCCTCCACAGCGCGGATCGCGGCTTGCAACTCGGCCACGCTGCGGTATTCGACGGTTTTGTCGCCAAAGCTCACCCGGCGCTCGCCAGTGGCCAGGGCCTTTTTGAGGGCTTTGAGTTGTGCAGGGGTGTAGCTCACGCTTGTCCTCATCAGCGAAACGATTGCTTGAGCCAGCGGCTGGGGATGACCCGCCGACCGGCTGTACGGTTTGCAGAAACAGCAAGGCCACCGCTGGGGGTGGCCTCGTTCAAATCGATGTTGGGGATGGGTCCCGCCCCATCCGGTGGGGCATTCAGTCCCAATTGCCGCTCCATCTCACGCCAATGGCGTTCCTCGAAGCGGTCCAGTCCGGCAGCCGCTGCAGCGGCGCGGGCATAGACGTAACAGTCCAGCGCCTCGTTGCGCTCGCGCATCTTTTGCCATTCGCGCACGGCAAAGCCGTTGCGGCCCGGTCGGGTGATCAACTGCTCGGCGCAGAGCTGCTGGACGAATTCGGCGTCGATCCTGGGCAGATGCACAAATCCGGCCGGGAACACGACGCTTACGCCGTCCTCGGCCACTTCAGCACTTTTGCGCAGGTTGTTGTAGAGCTCCAGCTTGGCGATGCCCACGGTGATGCTGAACACCTTGATGCCCCGGCGCAGCTTGCGCCCGCCCTGGCTCATGTCCACCGCCGTCGGCGTACCGATCAGGGCCGCGCCACGCGCCACCCCTTTGACGGCCATCACTCGCGCATCGCGGCAACCGCGCACGAAGGCATAGGCCTCCTGCGTGGCGAAGCCGGTGTCCACGGCCAGACGGGCCAACGGCATTTGCACCCCGCTGGCATGGGTCCAGTGTTCGCCCAGCAGGCCTGCGAGCCGCTTCCACACGTCCTCCCGGGCGGTATCACCCATCAGCACGCGGTGCTCGATCAGCCACGACTCCTTGCCGCGCCCGAAGGCCCACACCGACACCTCGATGCGATCCTTTTGCACGTCAGCACCCGCTGCCAGCAGTAGGCCACCCAGGGGCACGCTGCCGATGCGGTAGTCCTCCCGACGCTCGATCAGGCGCTGCCAGTCGGGCGCTTCGCCTTCCTCGACCCAGGTCTCGCCCAGCTCGGTGTTCTTGAAGGTCTTGATGGCGGCGGCCGAGCCGGATTCCTTGCTGATGGCGGCTTCCCAGGCGGCGGCGATGTCGCGCCAGCTGCGCCAGCCCACCGGGCTGTACAGCGAGGACAGATGAAAACCCGCCGTCCTGGCGTTGCCTTCCGTCGCCATGGCGCGCCACTCGCCTTGTTCCAGCATCCAGGTCTTGTGGTGCTCGGCAATGGGCGTGTCGCAGGCCTCGCATACATAGGCTGCCGTTTCCGGCTTGCTGCCGCTTTCGTCGCGCTGCCAGCGTAGCTGCTCGAAGCGCAGCCACTGCCGGTGCTGGCAGTGCGGACACGGCACAAAGTAGCGCCGCTGGTCGCTGGCCTCGTATTCCCGCTCGATGGCGGAAGCGCCCGCAATCGTCGGCGTGGAGACGATGAAGATCTTGCGCCGGGCAAAGGTGCGTGTGCGCGCCTCGGCCAGGGAGATCGCGTCGCCTTCGCCTTCCACGTCCAACGGGTAACCGTCCACCTCGTCCAAAAACAGATAGCGCACCGGCATCGAGCGCAGGCCCACGGCGCTGTTGGCCCCGGTCATCACCAGCACTCCGCCACGGAACTCCTTGGCCAGAATGGTGTTGCCCGAGTCGCGCGAGCGTGCCGGGGAGATCAGCTCGGCCAGCACACCCGACTCCTCGATCAAGGGGTCGATGCGCTGCTTGGAGTTGCGCTTGGCCATTTCCACTTTGGGCCAGACGGCCATCATGGGCCCCGGCGCATGGTGGATGACGTAGCCGATCCAGTTCGAACCCATCTCGGTTGCGCCCAGCTGGGCCGCCTTCATGAACACCACACGCTCGACGGATGAAGTCGGTGAGAGGCAGTCCATGATGGCCTTCAGGTAGGGCGTGCGGCTGGTGCGCCAGCGCCCCGGCTCGGCCGAGGCCTTGCTGGAGAGCATTCGGTGGCGATCCGACCACTCGGACACGGTCAGCAGTGGATCGGGCATCAAGCCCTCACGCCAGGCGCGTTCGATCTCCAAAGCGCCTTCGTAATCCTTGTCCATCGTTTTTGAGTCCACTCGCTCAGTCCACACGCGGGCGCAGATCGCCCAATTCCTGCAGATGCTCCCGCACGGCGGCCTCCAGCGCGATGTGCATCGCGTGGGGATCGATGGCCAGTCTGGCGGCCATCTGCGCCGACACGCGGGCGGGCCAGTTCAGCCAGGCATCGCGCTCGGCACGCGCCAGCTTGAACACATGGGCGATGGCCTGGTTGCGGTCCACCAGCTCGCCCTTGAGACGGGCCAGCCGCACTTTGTTGGTTTGCGCCTTGACCACCTCGTTGACGGTGCGCGCCTGCAGCAGCGACGCGCCACCGCCGGCAGGCAAGGCGGCATGACCCTCTCCAGCAGGAACGGGGTTGGTGATTTCCGGCGGCATGGCGACCTGAACCGCGCGGGTGCGCGTGCCGGTACGCCGGGCCTCGGTATTGCGCGCCCACTCTGCGTCGGCGCGCTGCGGATCAAGGGTGCCGTCCGCCTCCGGGGTGATGCGACCTGCCGCGATGGCCTTGCGCACCGCCGCGTCGGAAACGCCACGGTGGCGCGCGTAGGCGCGAATCGAGAGTCCCATCGACAGCTTCTTCCATCATTTTTTTGTGTGCCTGCAACTTGAACAAAAAGAGCTTGGCTTTTGGGGCGAACAGCGCGTTCATCACGTCATCGATCAACCACCTCAAAGGAGCACACCATGAGCACCATCCAACTCACCCCCACCCAGCACGCCATCCTCGACAAGGCCATCCACCACAGTGGCGGCCGGATCGACTGGTTTCCGGACAACATCAAAGGCGGCGCACGCAAGAAAGTGCTGGACGGCCTGTTCAAGCGCGCCCTGATCACCACCGACGGCACCGACTGGTTTGCGGCTGCGGAGGCTTACGACGCCCTTGGTCTGCCACGTCCTGGCAAGCCGCAAGCACTGCCCGAGCTCGACCAGGAGCTGGACCAGGTCATCACCAAAGCCGAGACCCGCTGGCAGCAGGAAGCCAAACCGGCTCCGCGCACCCGTCAAAACAGCAAGCAGGCCGAAGTCCTGCGCATGCTGCAGCGCCCCGAAGGGGCCAGCATCCGCCAGATGTGCGAGGCCACCGGCTGGCAGGCGCACACGGTGCGGGGCGCGTTGGCCGGCACATTCAAGAAAAAGCTCGGCCTGAGCATCAGCTCCGACAAACCGCAGGGCGGCGAGCGGGTCTATCGCATCGCCTGAAAAAAAGATCGGGAAAGAGGCCAAGAAAAAGCTTGGCTTCTCTATCAAACAGCGCGTTACTACAGACATCGCAACGCAGCCCCAAAGGAGCACACCATGACCCGCACCCTCGATCAACGCATCAACAGCCTGCGCCCTGGCCACGAAATCGAACTGAGCCGCAGCAACGGGTTCTGGGTGACAGCAGAGCGCAGCGGATGCGGCAAATGGCTGCGTTTTGTACGCCACCACGCCAACGGTTTTGAGGTCATCAAGACCAGCCGGTTTTGAGCTACAGGCCAAGCCGAAACATCTCAAAAAAGATGCATGAAACGCTTGGCTTCTTCTCCGGACAGCGCGTTACTACAAGCATCGCAACGCACACCCGAAGGAGCACAACATGAACGCCAACACCAGCATCCCCGCCACCCAGAACGAAGGCTGGGGTTTTTGGGGAACGATGGGCGGCCACGCCTCGACAGCTTGGCCCCTGGCCATGCACACCATCGCAGATACCACCGGCCAGGATTTGGACAGCGTCCGCGCCTTTCTCGACAGCCGCTACGGACGTCACTTTGCAGATGAGGTCCACAACGCCGTCTACACCGGCCAACCCCTGCCGCAAGCCATCACCAGCGCCACCCAGAAGTGGATGGCCTTCTCGACAGACCGCAGCAGCTACAAAGGCCTGGGCATCCCGGTGGGCTTGGCTTACCTCACGGGCCTGGTGGTTCACTGCGCCATCTTCGAGGAGATGAACGCATGAGGTCCATGCCTGCCACCGAACGGGAGCAGGCCTTGCGCTGGCTCCTGGCCACCCGGCGTCCAGGCCTTTCCATCGAGCAGGCCGTGCGCCTGCTGTGCCAGGTGCTGAGCCCGGATCACGCCACGCTGCAAACGCTGCAGCGCATCGCCCGGGAGCAAGAAGCCAAGGAATCAGCCGAATCCAAGTGTCCGTTCAACTGGCGCAAGTCTGCGGGTCTGCCGCCATACGACTGGCTTTCTGGCCGCTGAATTCTTCCCAACGGCGCACGATCACGTCCACGTACTTCGGGTCCAGTTCGATCAGCCGTGCGATGCGCCCGGATTTTTCGGCCGCGATCAGCGTGGTGCCGGAGCCGCCAAAAGGATCGAGCACCACATCACCAGGGCGGCTGGAATTGCGGATGGCCCGCTCCACCAGTTCCACCGGCTTCATGGTCGGGTGCAGATCGTTTTTCTGGGGCTTCTTGATCGCCCATACATCCCCTTGATCACGGTCGCCACACCAGTGGCGCTCAGCGCCCTCGGGCCATCCGTAGAGGATCGGCTCGTACTGGCGCTGGTAGTCGGCTCGGCCCAGGGTGAAGGTGTTTTTCGCCCAGATGATGAAGGTGGACCAGTGGCCACCCGCTGCGCGGAATGCCGACTGCAAGGTGTCCAACTCGGACGAGGACATGGCCACGTAGACCGCGCCACGGCAGTGCGCCAGCGTGGGCGTGAGCGCCGCCAGCAAAAAGTCGTAAAAGCCCTTGCCCAGGTTGTCGTTGAGGATGGCGCGATCCTTGCCGCGCATCTTGTCCTTGGCACTGTTGGCGTAGTTCACGTTGTAGGGCGGATCGGTAAACACCATGTCCACCGGCTCACCCTCAAGCAAGGCCTCATAGCTGGTGGCCATGGTGGCGTCACCACAAAGCAGCCGGTGCGGACCCAGTTGCCAGACATCACCAGGACGTGACACCGGCACTTCCTGAACCTCCGGCACCGTGTCCTCGTCGCACTGGCCCCCGATTTCCGGTTCATCGCCTGCCAGCAGATCGGCCAGGGCATCGGCATCGAAGCCCGTGAGATCCAGGTCAAACCCGTCGTCCTGCAGGGCCTGCAGTTCGATGCGCAGCATCTCCTCGTCCCAGCCTGCGTTTTCGGCAATGCGGTTATCCGCAATCACCAGCGCCCGGCGTTGGGTGGGCGTGAGGTGGTCGAGCACGACCACCGGCACGCTGCTCAGGCCCAACTTTTGTGCGGCGGCCAGCCGTCCGTGACCAGCCACGATGACGCCATCGCTGTCCGCCAGGATCGGGTTGGTGAAACCAAACTCCACGATGCTGGCGGCAATCTGTGCCACCTGGCTGTCAGAGTGGGTGCGTGCATTGCGGGCGAATGGCACGAGTTTGGCGGTGGGCCAGTGCTCGATTTTGTCGACGAGCCATTTCATGATGCCGACTCCTCGCGCGCTGCCGCGACTTCGTCAAAGCTCTGGCCTGTGGCCAGCAGCGTGATGTGCACGTCCGGGTGGTTCTGCCGGAAGCGCCGAAGCGCCACATCCACATACTCCGGTGCGATCTCGACTGCTCGGCAGATGCGCCCGGTGCGCTGGGCGGCCAGCAGGGTGCTGCCGCTGCCACTGAAGGGCTCGAACACCAGATCGGTCTCATTCGTAAAGGCCTCGATGGCGAATTGGGGCAGCGCGACAGGAAACACGGCCGGGTGGTCGATGCCTTCGCCAATCCGCCCTTTGTGCCGCATGACGCGGATTACCGAGTCGGGAATGCGCATATCCTGCGTGGGCTGGCACACATGCGTCCAGCTGCCCACCTCACCGTCCTTGCCCCGCATGGTGGTGGAGGACCCATCGGCGCGCAGATGCGTTTCCTGCCCGGCAAACTTGCAGGGCACGATCTTGTTGGGCTTGCGGCTGGCCCGGTTGAAATGGAAGACGAACTCAAAGCTGGGGGCCAGACGTCCCTGCCAGTCACCCGGCATGCCCGGGCCTTGATCCCAGACGTACCAGCCAAAGCGCCGCCAGCCCTGGGTGCGCATCCAGCCCAGCCAGGCATCCCAATACGGGATGAACTCGTTGTCGCGGTGGATCAGCCCCAGGTTGACCAGCACCTGGCCGTCCTGCGCCATGGGCAGGTGCACGAACACGCCACGCATCAACCCGTCCCAATCGGCGATGCCGCCGGTGGTGTAGTCGCGCTGGTTGCCATAAGGCGGTGAGGTGAAGCACAGCGCCGCCCGCTCATCGCCCATCAGAGCTGTGATCACATCGGGATCGCTGGCGTCGCCGCAGATTAGACGGTGCGCGCCGATGGACCAGACATCACCCGTTCGGGACACGGGCGTGGCGGGCGTTTCCGGCAGGACATCGACGGCATCTTCGTTCTCAGCAGAGTCCTCTTCCCCCTCGCTGGCGTCCGTTTGCGCATCCTCGCCACCATCGAGGGTCAGCAGATCCTGCAGCTCGCCATCCTCGAAACCGGTCAAATTCAACTCATACCCGGCTTCCGACAGTTCGGCCAGCTCCAGGGCCAGCATCTCCTCGTCCCATCCAGCATCCAGGGCCAGGCGGTTGTCGGCGATGACGTAGGCGCGCTTTTGTGCCGTGGACAGGTGCGCCAGTTCGATCACCGGCACTTCATCCAAGGCCAGCTTGCGTGCGGCGGCCAGACGCCCATGGCCCGCGATGATGCCGTTGTCGCCATCGACCAGGATCGGGTTTGTCCAGCCGTACTCGACGATGCTGGCCGCGATCTTGGCGATCTGCGCTTCAGAATGGGTGCGCGGATTGCGGGCATAGGGAATCAGCGTCTCGACCTTGCGGTAGTCGACGTTCAGGGCGTTCAAGGTGTGAATTCCAGTCAAGGGGCTATGCCATGGCGACACGGCCCAAAAAACGAAACCCGCCGACGGACAAATGCCGTGGGCGGGCTGGAGTGCAAAAGTGCGAACTTGAAGATAGGGGTGCGAACCGCGAACCCGTGCGAACCTGGTTTTTTGCTTTGACGCTAGGCAAGCGCCGCGCTCGCGCCCCCCGCATGGGATTTTGGGCAGGAAGGACCCGTTTTTCCCTTCGGGAGTGTGGCTGTGAAGCCACTGTCGCTTCGGAGCTACTGTGGCTTTGACGTCACTGTCGACTCAAAGTCACTGATCCCGAGCATGGGGTGAATCCTAGCCCCAAAAGCCGGTTTTTGTTGCACGCCCAAAAACCGCTGATGGCCGCTGATGCACTCAGATGGCAGCCCATACCCGCCAAATCACGTTAAATCACTACGCGATGGATTTCGTGCCGATCGGACCGATGACTGTTATTCAGCGTCCTGGCTGAACGCCGCAGGCAGATCCCGGGCGCTGTGCAGGATGCGCACGATCAGCACAACGTCCGGACTCGACTCAAAAAAGATGACGTAGCGCCCGTGGACGCAGGAGCGGATGCCGTCGCTCAACTCCGGCCGCAGACGGTAGCTGACGGGGCTGGCTGCGATGCGCTGACACCGGGCACGCAGTTCGCGCACAAAGCTCAGGGCGCGCGTGGGGTTGTCGTTTGCGATGTAGTCGGCAATGGCTTCGAGGTCTTGCTCGGCCAGCGGGGTAAAAGCCAGCTGCATCAGCGTTCAGCCTGCGCGGCGTACTTGGCCTCCAGACGGTCGAATACCGTGTCGGCAGAAATGGCAGGGCCACTGGCACGGCCTGCCGCAATTTCGGCGCGCAGGGCTTCGAGTTCCAGCTGCCTGCGCTCCTCACGCTCTTCCAACAAACGCAGCCCGGCGCGCACGACCTCGCTGACGTTGTTGAAGCGACCACTTTGCACCTGGTCGCGGACGAAGGTTTCGAAGTGATTGCCGAGAGCGACGCTGGTGGGCATGGCCAATTTCCTAATTGTTAATAACAGTTATTATCCATGCCGCTTTCCCACGGGTCAATGCATGGCTGCGTTCAGGTGATTGACCACCGTCTCCAGCGCCCGCTGCCACCGCCGCCATGCCGTGCTGCGGTCACAGGCAAAGCGGATGGTGATGTCGCGCCAGCCGTAGCGTTTGGCCCGCATCCACACCAGATGGCGCTGCTCCACCTCCAGCCACTGCACCCACTTCATGGTTTCCAGCATCCGGTCGATGGCTTCAGGTGAAGGCGGGAATGGCCGGTAGACGCGCTCGTCGGCCGCCAGGAGCTCCCACTCCTTGCGCACGATGGCGGGCCAGGTGTTGAAGTAGCCCTGCACACGCACGGGCGGCAGGCGTCGTCCTGTGCTGGCGGCCTCTTCGAAGCGGGCCGCCACTTCCTCAATCGTCCAGTCCTGGCGCATCTCACACCTCCAGTCCGGATGCGTGCTGCTGGATGGCCCAATGCAGCAAGGCCAGCGCATCGGCTTCGTTGTCATCCGAAGGGCAGTGGCCGCGTGCGCGCATGGCAGCGATCACCTCGCCTTTACCCGCATTGCCTTTGCCGGTGGCGTGTTTTTTGATGGTGCCGACCGGCACGCCCTGGTACGGGATCTGGTGGTGCTCGCACCAGGCGGTGAGTGTGGCCATGAAGCCGCCATAGGCGTGCGCCGCGTCGGTTGAAACGTGACGGCGCACTTCCTCGAAGTGCAGACAGTCGATGCCGTCACATGCCTGCTTGATCTCGGTGAGCCAGCGCTTGAAACGCAGAAAACGCATGCCGCCGCCTTCAAACCGCTGTGGGCGGAAGCTCTCGCAGCCGCTGGTGATGTGACCGTCGCTGCCGCGCAGCGCCCAGCCGGTGGTGGTGCCCAGATCCAGGGCAAGAATGGTCGTGGTCATGGTGTCAGTCCTGGTTGGATGGGTGAGAACTGACGCTTCCGACGTGGTTTATCGAAACCCTCATAAGGCGTGCGCACGCGCACACGCGCGGGAAAGTTACGACGTAGCGCGTCGGATGTGTCAGTTCAATGGGGTTGGGGTGATGCCTTCAGTCGGCATAAGGGACGTAAGCGGGTGCAGGCGTGTGCTTGAGGCCCACCCCACGAAAGCCCCGCACGCCCGAGCTGTTGCGCCACTTCTCGACGCCACGCGTGATGAGCAGGTCTGAAAACCGCCGCTGCGATCCGATGAACTCGCCTGCGGCATCCGCCCACTGCTTCCAGTCGTTGAAGAGCTCAGCGGTCAGCGACTTGGCGTTGACCTCGCGCACGCAGCGCTCCTGCAGCCAGCGACCCAGTGCGTCCTCGGCCTCGAAGTACTCCTCGGTGGCATCGACGACCTGTTGCGGGGGCGCGAGCTTGCCCAGGCTCTGCCAGTTCAGGCAGCCTTGCACCGCCCAGGCCAGGATGCCGTCGCACTCAGCCAGCAGCTTTTGCTGCAGATGCTTGTCGCGCTTATCGGGCGGCACGGTGATCGTGAACGGGATCAGGTGCAGCCTGCGTTTCATCGCCTCGTCGATGTTGCGGATGGCCGGTTTGTGGTTGCCCGCCACGAACAGCTTGAACTGCGGGAAGAACTCGAAGAAGTCCTGGCGCATGAAGCGTGCGGAGATCTTGTCGCCTCCCGTCAGGTTCTTGACCTTGGACTCGGCCCAGCGTCGCCCTTGTTCGGTCTCGATGGCCGCCACGAAGCGCGCCCCGCGCAGACCCGCCATGTCGGTCGGGTGCCGGTCGGTGCGTGTTTCCATGAAGGTGTCCATGGGTGCGTTGGTGGCGTAGTCGCCCAGGATGGTGGCCAGCGTGTTGACGAACACCGACTTGCCGTTGGCACCCGTGCCGTACAGAAAGAACAGGGCGTGCTCGCGCGTCGAGCCGGTCAGGGCGTAGCCCGCCATGCGCTGCAGGTAGGCCTGCAGATCGGCGTCGCCCCCCGTGACCTCGGACAGGAACTGCCGCCAGATCGGGCACTCGCCGCCAGGGGTGGCCGTGGTGATCTTGGTCATGCGGTCGGCCCGGTCGTGCGGACGTTGCCTGCCGGTCTTGAGATCGATCACACCGCCCGGGGTGTTGAGCAGCCAGGGATCAGCATCCCACTCCGCCGTGGTGGCCGCATGCCTGCGGTCAGCGCGTGCCAGTCGCTCGACGCCACCGACGGTGCCGGAGCTGGCCAGCTTGACGGCGATCTTCGGGTTCTCCGCCCGCACGGCGGCATGGCGGCAGACGCTGCGGATCAGGTCGGTGGCTGCCAGCGTGTCCTCGGTGCGCCAGCGGTGGCCATCCCAGACCAGCCAGCGCCCCCAGGCCGCCACGTAGCGCCAGTCGCGGTGGTAGCGCCTGGTGAACGCCAGGGCCAGCGCGTCCTCCGTGCCCCATACCGACTCATCGTTACTGAAGACCGGTTCGGCATCCTCATCGATGTCGTGCATCTGCAGGCGCGGGCCCTGGATGAGAAACGCCGAGAGATCGAAGCCTTCAGCCACGGCGTCCGCCGCATCCCAGCCTTCCTCTGCCTCTTCGGGCGGATAAAGGATGTGGCAGGTCTTGGCTCCAGCCGACAGCATGGCCTGCGCCGCCTGCGTAGCGTACTCCCAGCCCGGTTTGTCGCGGTCGGGCCAGATCAGCACGGCCTTGCCGGCCAGCGGTGACCAGTCGGTTTTGTCGACCGGAGCGTTCGCGCCATGCATGGCCGTGGTGGCCACAATGCCGGCGTCGATCAGCGCCTGGGCGCATTTTTCGCCTTCGACCAGCACCACCTGGGCGGCATCGAGCATCCCGGGCTGGTTGTAGAGCGGGCGCGGGTCGGGCGGGGCCATCTTGCGACGGCGCGCATCCCAGGGGCGGAACTCCTTTTTACGGCCGGGCGGGTCGTAGCGGTAAACCACCGCGATCAGCTTGCCGGCCGCATCGAAGTAATCCCACTTGGCCGTGGCCGGGCCCAGGTCGTCGACGGGCACTTCTTTTTTACGGGTCTGTCGCGCCGGCGCAGAGGGCGCACGACCGACCAGATCGGCCGCCGCCTCGAGCACACGCGGAAAGTCCAGCGGGACATCGAGCCCCAGGTGCGCCGCGATCAGGTTGAAGATGTCCCCGCCGTCCCCAGTGGCACGATCCGTCCAGAGTCCCGCTTTTGCGCCCTCGAGCACAACTTCCAGGCTGTCGCCCGGACTGCCCAACACGTCGCCGATCAGGAACTTGCCCCGGCGCTTCTTGCCGGCCGGAAACAGCGCGCTCAGCACCGACTCCAGGCGCTCGAGCAGTCGAGCCCGGATCTCTTCACGCTGGGTGTCGGATGGCACAGGAGCAGGGGATGGCGTGTCATTGAAGTCAAGCATCCGCAGCCTCCTCAGCAGAGGGCTGCTGCGCCTCCATCCAGGCATGCAGTTCGTTGGGCTTGAAGCGAATCAGCTTGTTGACCCGGTAGTACGGAATGTTGCGCTTGTGGCGCTGCTGGGCCTGCGAGAGCCAGTGGGTTGGGATGTTGAACATCAGTGCCGCCTGGCGCGCGTCGATCAAATACTCGCCCAGCACCAGATCCAGTTTGGTCGAGCTCATGCCATCCCCCAGCATCGGTCTTGCCAGTTGCACATCCGGCACTCGAAGTGCGTGGCGTCGTGAAACGCACGCGGCAGCAACTCACCAGCCTCAGTGGCCGTGATGACTTTCACGGCCCGGTCCGACATGCGCTGGGCCAGCGCCGCATCGAAGGGCACCAGCTCGGCATAGATGTCCATGGTGTCGGCGTTGAGCGCGGTAAAGAGCGCCGGGTGCTCGTGCAGCTCCAGGTAGGCTTGGTAGATCGCTACCTGGGCGGCGTAGACGGGTTTGGACTGAGCCAGCCCTTTTTTCTGGAGATCGGTCCAGGACTTGTGGCCCAGGGCCTTGCACTCCCAGAGCGCCGGGTAGCCGAAGCCATCCGGTCCACCGACGATGACACCGTCGATGTGACCGCGCAGCCGGCCATCGGCCACGGAGAAGCCGAACTGCTCGCCGTTAGGTTTGCGTGTGCGCAGGTCGAACCCGGCCGCCTTCAGCCAGGTCACCATGCAGTCCTCCATGACGTGGCCACGCTCGAAGATGCGCAGCATCCGTCCTTGGAGCGCACGTCCGTGATCCACGGGCGCTTTGGCGTACTCGAACTGCAGGGCACGCTCGCACGCGATGCCCAGACGCGATGCGCCCAGGTATTCGCGCTCGGCCTGCTGCTCGCGAAGACGCTGCATGCCGATATCGATCAGCGCCGAGATTTGGCCGGATGTGCTCGAGGAGGAATTGAAGTCGATCATGAGTGAGCTCCCTTCGGTTCCTCCCAAGGCAGGTCATCCTCCAGATCCGCAAAAGGGTTCGACGGATCGGCCACCAGCGGATCGGGTGTCGGTTTCAAACCCTTCACGAGCGGATACTTGGTGGCCTCGTGGTGCTCGACCATGGCCTGCGTGTAGCAGGTGACGATGGCGTCGATCACGCACAAGGCCTGTGCCTCGGAGTAGCTGCCCAGCGGCTTGTCGAAGCCGATCTCACCCGCAGCCTCGCCAAAGGCCTTCAGGCATTTGTGCATGGCGGCCTGCTCCACATCAGACGGATCGATCATGGTGACCTCCGATGTGTCCAGGTAGCCCTTTTGCACGCGCGCCCAATTGCCGTACATCAGGTGAAAGGCGTTCTGACAGCGGCGTGAGCAGAACACCCAATCGAGCACGTAGTGGCGCGCATCGCCGGGCTTGAAGCGCCCGTCCGAGTGGCCATAGCCGCGCGCCTGTCGTTTGCAGACCCAGCATTGCATGGCCCTCCCTCACTGCGCCCAGGAAGGTTTGCCCGAGACGGGCGCACGTTGCGCAGCCGGGGCCGGTGCCTGGTAGGCAGGCGCGGCCTGTACCGGCGCACCGGATGTTTTGGGCGGCACACCCATCAGCTTGGCGTACTCCGGGTGATCGGGTTCGATGGCCACCTTGACCACGTTGCGGTCCAGCCCCTTGCTGTCCTTCTCGATGTCGACGCGGACCAGGAACTCAATGCCGTCCAGCTCATGCAGGCCCTGGATGCGCCGTGCGGCGGCTGCCTGGGGGCCGTTGTCCTGCGGGTGGACATTGCGGGCGCTGTTGAGCAAGGCGCGCACGAAGCTGCGCCCCATCTGTCCCCAGGTGGGGCCCTTCTTGGAGTGCAGGCCGATGTTCGACCACATCTTGCGTTTGGCATGCTCACCAGCAGTGACCACGAACTCGGCGGCCAGGTAGATGGAGCCGGTTTCGAAGGACTCGGTGGCGTATCCGCCATCCCAGCCCTGGCCCGGGTCGTCATAGCCACCGGGCTTGATCGTCATGCGCACCGGCACCAGCGTGCCTTTGGGGATCAGGTCAAAGCCGGATTGCTGGGCGTCGGCGTCGTTGAAGTCATTCCATGCTGTCATTGCGATTTCTCCTGGAGTTCGGTGGGTGCATTGGGGGTAGCGGCCGGGGCAGGCTGGCTCGACGTGCCTGCGCACTTGGCGATCAGAGCGCCGAGGTCCGGGGGCTCGAGCAGGTCGAGACGCCCGCTGCGGTCTTTGGCCGGAAAGCCATAGGGATTGACGGTGTGGGTGACGAAGGCGCGGTAGGCGCTGCCGTCCTCGGCCTTGATTTCGGCCAGCGTCACGACCTCATCGACGATGCCGGGTAGCTCCAGACTGGTCTTGCTGCCTTCGATTTGCGGCACGAACACCTTGCGGTTGTAGTCATCGAGGCGCTCATCGAGGATGGCTACGAACACCACGTTCTTGCCGCGTGCGTGCTGCAAGTGCGTCAAGGCGCTGACCATTTCCTGGCCGAGCAAGCCGTAGGCCGCGCGCAGGTCGGGTTTGCCGGATCGGTCGCTGATGGCCCCTGGCTGGGTCTTGCACCAGGCAAAGCACTGGCGCGAGAGCTGGGTGATCGAGTCCAGAAAAAAGGTCTGGTAGCGCTCGAGCTGGGCGGGACTACCGAACTTCTCGACGACGTGCTCGTAATGCGCCTGCGAGAAGGCAGACTCCGGCGGCAGCGACTTGTCCGGGCCCGCAAGGAACACGAAGAAATCGCGTGACTCCGGCCACGAGGTCGGACGGATGGTGTCACCGGGCCAGTCCGCCACCGCCAGATCACCGGCCTCGATGTCGAGAAACAGCGTGGTGGCCGGATCGAGGTCTTTGAGCCGGGTGGTCTTGCCGATGCCGGATTTGCCCAGCATCAGCAGCTTGACCCCCTTGCGCTCGGCCATGCGCTGCTGCGCGGAGATGATGGGAAGCGACATCAGGCCACCTCCTTCAGCTGCTCAGCAACCTCCGGGTTCCAGAGGATCTGGTAACCGCTGTGCCCGTTGCGCGAGTACGGCATGGACTCGGCCCAGGCCTCACCGGCCTCGGTCAACTCCCATTCATCGCGGTCGTTGCGGAACTGAAAGTCAGCAGCGGCCAGCAGCTGGTTCGTGGCCTTGGCCGAGCGGCCCAGCAGCTTGCCTAGCTGGGTGGCATTGAGCGAGCAGATCGGCTCATTGGCCGCAGGCAAGGCGCGACGCAATGTTTCGACGGCAAGCCCCGTGTTCTCATGGATGCAGGTCAACGTGGCGGCCATGGCGATGCCTGGTTTGACACCAGGCACCTTGGCTACGGCATCACCCATGAGCAGGATGGCGCAGACGCGATCCTGCGTGGGCGCAGGCAAAGCCGGTTGGGCGTTGGCGCTTGTGTAGCTGCCGGTCTTGCGGATTGCCGGCAAGACCTCTGAGGTCACCCAGCGTTTGAAACGTTTGGCCGCCTCCTTGGTGCTGCCGAGGATCAGGGCGTAGAGGCCTGATTCGTTGATGAAGTTGGCGCGTTGTTTGCGACCGAGCGAGTCGATGACCTCACGTTTCGTTAGGTCATCGGCATCGACGTGATCGGCTACAGCTTTGTGTGGGTTGCTGAATTCAAGAGCTGTACAAACGTCGTTGGCGTTGAACCACGGCTGCCCGAGTTCGTCGACCTGGACGCGCACAGCGTGCGCCTCGAACTGAAAGGGAATGATGGCACTCATAGCGCTTACTCCGGGTCAAAGGAAAGGGTGAAAGAGGGTTTGCCGCTGGCGACGGTGCGTGCGGCGGCGAACTGCTGCTGCAGTGCCGGCGGCCAGTTCGTGTAGCGGCTCTCGGGCACGGACAGCTTGATGTCCAGGTAGCCCTCCACCTTCTCGCCCGAGGCCACGATGCGCTCGGCGATTTCGGACAGCTGCTTCTGATCCCAGCTGACTTTCTTGGGCAACTCGAACTTCAGGTGCAGCGCGCCATCGCGGATGTGTGTGGTGCCGAAATCGCGGCCGGACTCGTTCAGGGCGGTGCGCGCCTGCTCGCCGTAGGCTGCGTCGAGTGCGGCATCGAACTTGGTGCGGGCCCGCTTGAGCCAGTCGATGGCCTCGGTGAGGTTTTTGTCGATTTCGGCCTTCTGCGCGGGTGGCAGTGCGGCCAGTTGCTGGATGGACATCTCGGCGATGTCGGCGGGGAAGAAGGTCAGATCGCTCATGGCTGTCCCCCTCAAACCGATGCGCGTTCGGATGTCGAGTCGTGCAGTACCTCGCGCTCGAAATCCAGAATGGCCTCGACGGGATAGCTGACACGCTTGGACAGCTTGAGGTAACGCGGACCGCGCCCCTCACTGCGCCAGCGTTGCAGGGTTTTGGGGCTGACACCCCAGCGCTGTGCCAGCTCGTTTTCGTTCAAAACCCGACGATCCCCCGGAGAAAAACCGCTGATCGCTGGGTGGGAAGCCCGAGGGCTGTTGCTTGCTACTGTCTGCATAAAGCACTCCTGTTGTGTTGTTGAGGAACAGGTGTGATTTCAGATTTGCGGTGGCGAACCTTGAAGGGACGAATTGGCGAACCACGCTCAAACTTCAGGTTCGCCAATCGACAGACGGCAGGAAACAAAACGGCGAGCACATGGCTCGCCGTGGTCAAGATGCTGGTAGGGGGAAGATCAGTCTTGGGTGAAACCCAGCATGCGGCGCTGCTCCACCCAGTCCCTGGGCAGTAGCTGCGCACGGCCGCGCAAGGTATGCAGGTTCAAGTGCCTGGGCTGACGGCCTTGAGTGATGGCCTCGATGATGTCGGGGGCCAGAGTTGTCATGCGCATCACCTCGGCAACCCAGCCAGGCTCCAGCTTCAAAGCCCGGGCCAGGTCGGCAATCGTCCGGTAGGTGCCCTGGTCGATCAGCTTCTTCCAGTAAAACCCTTTGCCCAGGGTTTTGATCATCGGGATGTCAAAACCGCCCATGGCGTCCGCGGTATCAGGGTCGGGCGGAATCAAGAGCTTGCGGTTCTGGCGACGCTTGATGGTGAGCGGTACCAAGGTCACACGTTGGCCATTGCTCACATAGCTGTGGGCATGGCTACCCACTTCGATGCGGACGGCGTGTGTGCGTGCGTTGGGTGTGGAACTCATGCGCAGGCCTCTTCAGCGTCCTGTTCATGGGTTTCCTCGACGAGCGGATGCGCCGCGACATCTGCCCCCAGGCCCAACCACCCGTCCTCGCGCCAGACGATGTCCAGCCCTTGACCGTGCAGCTGTACCCGCTCGATCAGCAATCTGGCGATGCGTTGTTGCTCGGCCGGAAACAGCTGCGCCCACACATCGCCTATACGCTGCATGGCCACCACCACCTGCGCCTCATCGAGGTTGGCTCCCGCCGGGTGTTGTTGGCAGGCGCGCCATACGGCAACCAGCATCTGCGGGGCGGCAAGTGTCGCCTGGATCTGGGCCAGTACCGCGTTTTCGATTTCGGCGGCAGGCAGATACCCGACGTCCTGGGTGGCGGGCAATACCGATGCGCCAGCGCTGCGCCGCTTGTGCAGGTAGGGGACGTAATAGCGGTATTGCCGACCGTTTTTCTTCTTGACGTAGGTGTGCAGCATGCGTTGCCCGTCCGGGGCAAACAACAGCCCTGACAGCAAAGCTGCGTGCTTGGAGATCCTGTCCCGAGGGGCTTTTTTGCGGCGCTCAATGAAGGCATGCGCCGCCTCCCATAGCGAGGCGTTGACGATGGCTTCGTGCTGGCCTGCGTACCACTGGTCGTTATGGGAGATTTCTCCCAGGTAGATGCGGTTGCGCAGCAGCGCAAAAAGGTACTGCTGATCGATGGTGCGTCCAGCGCGGTGACGGCCCGATTGCGTGATCCACGCTTTGGTGGTCTGGCCCTCGGCGCTCAGCTCGCGCACCAGCCGCGCTGCCGATCCGTGTTCGCCGTAGCGTCGGAAGATGTCGCGCACCAACTCCGCCTCACGCTCATTGACGATCAGCTTGCGTTCGACGACGTCGTAACCCAGTGGCGGCACGCCACCCATCCACATGCCCTTGGCCTTGCTGGCGGCGATCTTGTCGCGGATGCGCTCGCCAGTCACTTCGCGCTCGAACTGTGCGAAGGACAACAGGATGTTGAGCGTCAGACGCCCCATCGAGCTGGTGGTGTTGAACTGCTGTGTGACGGAGACGAAGGACACGCCGTTTCGGTCGAATACCTCGACCAGTTTGGCGAAGTCCGGCAGGCTGCGCGTGAGGCGGTCAATCTTGTAAACGACGACGATGTCGATCTTGCCGGCTTCGATGTCGGCCATCAATCGGCGCAGGGCCGGGCGCTCCATGTTGCCGCCGGAGTAGCCACCGTCGTCGTAGCCATCGCCCACGGCAATCCACCCTTCGTGCCTTTGGCTGGCAATGAAAGCCAGCCCTGCGTCGCGTTGTGCTTCCAGGCTGTTGTACTCCTGATCCAGACCTTCATCGGTGGACTTTCGGGTGTAGACCGCGCAGCGCTTTTTGGGCGTGATCTCCATCGGGGGAATGGGGCGCTGCATCTTCATGCCGTCACCTTTTTGGTTGCGGGGGCCTTGAGGCCGAAGAACAGCGGGCCCGACCATTGCGTGCCCGTGATGTGTCTGGCGACAGCCGAGAGGCTTTTGAAGCGCTGCCCCTGGTACTCAAAATCGTTTGCTGCCCGCACCAGCACACGGTGTTCGATGTCGTCGAAGACGCGTGTCAGCACAGTGCCAGGAAGCAAGCGCTGGGCATCGCCACGCAGCTGCTTGGGGAGGAGACCAGTTTCACCGATCTCTTCCAGCTTTTTGCGCAGGGATGGCTTCAGCCCGCCAAAGGCGCGCTCCTGGATTTTGTAGGCCAGTCGGCTCTCCAGCCAGCCGCGATGGTGATGGCTGGGGCGCTCGTCGAAATACTCATCCCACAGCTGCCAAAGGTCTTCCATCGAGAGGTGAGGGATCCTGGCGATCTGCAGGGCGATAGAAGTGTTGGGTGCTGCGTGTGCTGTCATGGGCGAACTCCGTGGTGGTCATCGGGGTTCGCATTCACGCGCTGTTGGCCGGCAAAGCCAAGGTGAAACGAATCGGTGTTTTCGAGGGTGTCGCAGCGGGGCCGCATACGCAGGCGCAATAGGGCGGCGGCAAGCAGGTCAGCGATTTCCTGCTGCGGGTGCCGAGGCCTGTCGGATGGCGGAGAAATGAAGAGGGGTTCGAGTTCTGTCATGGCAAGCGTTCTGATGGAAAACGCTGCTCATGCTATGAACTGAGGGCACTTCGCGTAACGTGTTTTAGCGGGTGTGTGCGGGTTGGTTCATGCCAGCCGCTATCGCACAGGCAACTGGCCGTTCGTGACGAACCGATCAAAGCTGTCGAAGCTTTCTTCGTCCTGCCACGACCGGTCCCAGGAGTGTGGCTCAGCACTTTCCAGCAAGAGCAACGTGAAGACGCGCTCACGAGCGCTGTAGCTGTGTTTGAACTCACGCAGACTCATGTGCCGCGCTTCTCCAGGACACCAGCGCGCGGCGGACATATCGATGCCATCCCACTCCTGGGTGATGCTGGCATCGGCAGCCAATGTGCCGGGTGGTGGCTCGGCTGGATCGCTCATGCGCCGGATATTGGCCCTCGATTTGATTGCGCTCTGACTGCGCCATACGTACTTTGCGTAGCCGTTATCCCAGTAGATGAGGATCGCGCGCTCTGGGGTGAACTTGATAAAGCGAATGCACAGTGCCTCAAACGAAACTTGAAACCGCTTGGCAATGGCGCTGAGCACGCGAAGATCGATTTGCTTCGAGATCCACTCCCGCAGCAAATCTCCAGGCATCAGTAAGTTGCTGGCGAAGTCATCGGCTTCACGCTCGATATCCAGTATGGTGTCGATGCCGGAATAAATGCTTTCCTTATCGCAACTGAAGCGCTGTTGTCGGTTGCGATGAAGGACAAAGTGGCCCAACTCATGGGCGATGGTGAAGCGACGGCGCTCAAGACTGGCCGCGCTGTTGTAGAAGATGCCCCACTCATCTGCGTCCTCTGGGTTGCGCACCAACATGCCTTCAAAACCCTTGATGTCGAGTGCCATCGGTGCCTTGATTTCCCGAACGCCTGAGCCAAAACGGGTGCTTGGCAGGATCTGACGCACAAGATCAAGGTCAACGGCATCGGGCATGCCGCTCTCATGGTGATACGCCCGCAACCATGTCAAGACTGTGCTTGCTGCGATGGAAGGGGTGAGTGTTCTTGGCGTGCCCAATTCTCAGTCTCCGCTTTCGCTCTTGCCAGGAAACATGATCTTGAGCGCCTGGCGATACCGATCCTTTTCTTCCTCGGTCATACCCGCGTACTCGCGGAAGAAGGCCACGTCTTCCGGACTGGCCTCTGGGGCTTCCTGCATTGGCGTGCCCATCACGTCTTCCATCGTCACCCCAAGCACCTGGGCGATCTTCTGCACACGCTCTGCAGAAGGGCGTTGGCCCTCCTTCATCTCCAGCTCCCAGATATAGGCCTTGGTGCAGCCAACCGCATCAGCCACCTGTTGCAGGGTCAATCCCTTCGCCTCACGAAAGCGCCGCAGGCGCGCTCCGAACGTCGAAGCCATCGCTTTGCTCCATCAGTGGGTTGTTACAAACAAGCCTTTCAGTATAGCCACAAGATACAAGATAGGAACAGAAGTGCCGCGTTGATTGACATGAGGAAATGCGCGGATACAATCGCCGTTGTATCTCGCTGCTTTACTTATTACACCTCTGTGTTCTGATCATAGCCGATGATGTACGCAACCTCAAACCACGGGTCGCAGAGCCTTGCCGACCTCAAACAGGACGAATCAAGATGAAGAAAACCTTTGTCGAAGTGATGCTGGAGCTGCCGGTGGATGCCACGCTGCGCAGTTTCCTGACTGAGCATGGCTTGCCCGTGGCGGATGACTTTGCTTGGGAGAACTCGTCAGAGAACAGTCAGACACTGATCGAGGCGATCAAGGCCTGGCCTGACACTGCCGCCCGGGATCAAATGATCGCCAACCTCATGGCCAGCGTTGAACTGGGTGATGAGGCGGGCAAACAGGCCATGTTCGAGGTTGTGGTTGCAGACGTGACGTCAATGGCCGGATTCATGGCATGCGAGGGCAACCTGCAGCGCTCCTTTTGGCTTTACGTCAACCACCCCTCCTTGTTTGAGCGGGCTTACGAGCTCAACTACTGGAGTCATCACGGGCCACAGGCGCAGCAGTACGACCTGGGGCTGAAGCACCAGCCAAACAGATCAGTTGCCGCCCTGACTGCCATGCGCCAGGCCATCTCGACGTTCTATCAGCGTGAGCTGCAATGCGGCGACAGCAGCGTCGCGCATCTGGTTGAACGCAGTCCGGGGGTGTACCTGCTGACCGTCCACGTCAAGGACACCGCCATGCTGCGGCTGGAGTTTGAAGGTTCGACCCTCAAGCGCCGTGTCGGCAACCCCAACATTCACATGGTGCTGGAGTATTCCAGGGCAACAGGTGTCGTCCGCACATTGGTGCGGGGCGGGCAGAAGTATCAAAAGATGCTGGTCGAGGCCTTCTCCGAGCATGTGCTGGGCGTCAAGGCCAATGCCCAGCGCATCAAAGCGCCGACTCTGAATCTGTCCATGCTCCGCGCGGGCTTTGACGCACCGGAAGCCTTTGAAGACGGCTTTTCTGTGGTGCAGCTGAAGGCCCTGACCTTCCTCAGTGCTGATGGCGCTCTCAAGCTGGACTGCACGGCCATGCAATCCAGCCAGCAACGCTCGGTGCATGAGCTGCTGCAGGAAAAACTGAGCGGACCGCTGGAAGGCAACTGGATGGTGACGGCAGCGCAAATCAACCTGTACTACCCGCCTGAGCCCGGCAAAACGCGCATGAAGGTTGTCCCCATCGAGATCACCAGCAAAGGCCGGCTCAATCTGCACAAGTTTGACGCCCGGATGCAGGCGCAGCTGGAGCGCTACCTGGTTTCGGTTGGCATCTTGCAGAACGGGCAAACCTTGAGCGCCCACGAGTCGCCGCCCGAAACGGGTGAGGTGGACCCAGAGCCGGTGGTTGAAAGCTGATCCATGGCCGCGCATGAGGCTTGGGCATTTGCCTGCCGCTTGTTCAAAGGCGGCACACCGGTGCTGAAAGCCACCCTGTCACCCCGAGAGACAGCGGTCCTGGACACTCTGGGCAAAGCGGTCAAGCCGACAGTCGTCGATCACTCTTTTGTTTTGTGCCCGCACTGCCAGCAGCACTGTGCGCAGGTGTGGGCGGACAAACACCATGGGCGCATATGCCGTTGCCCGGACTGCGGGCCGGTGGCTGTTGAAGCGGTGGATGTTGTTGCTCTGGCTCTGGACGAAGACTGGTTGCGCCAAAAACTGCGCTTTGCCCTCGGCATCGAAAGCCGCGATGGCATTGACGATTTGGGTGATGGTGTATGGCGCTTGGGTGATGCCAGGCACTCGCCAGTCGTGCTGGCTCGCAGCTTGATGCGGGTGCAGCAAGAGCCTGCCTTGCTGGATCGGGTGCGTGTGAAAGGCGGTGACATCCGTGTGATCACCCCCAGGGCGAGTACACACGGCGCTCCCTTCGGAGTCGGTGTGGAGTGGCTGGTGCTGGAAGAGCGTTTCACGTTCTACGGTGGCGGGATCTCGCTCCTGGGCACGCCTGCGCCGTCCGCAGCCCCCGTTACCGCTGACCCAGCTGCGCCGGTGAACGGGCCGTTTTCAGCGGACTTCAAATGGGTGACCCTGCCGGAAATTCAGCCGACACCGATTCAGCTCACCGAGGGGCAGGCCAAAGTGTTCGAGTCGCTGTGGTCATTCAAAGGCGAAGACACGACGGCGGAGCGGATCATGCAGCGTGCGGGTTTGAGCAGCGACAAGCCAAGTGATTTGTTCAAGGTCAAGTCGAAGGACAGGGACAAGCCAGGGTCCGCAGCCCAACACGCCGCCTACCGCGCGCTTGTGAAAACGCAACAACGCGCCGGCCTGTACGCGATGCCGCGTGCTGCAGAGAAAGGGGGTGTATGACCTGATCTAAGCACCCACCATCTGACGCATCAAGGCCCGCGTCGAAACCAATGGCCTGAGTTTTTTAACTTTTGGAGTTTTTGAAATGAGCAAAAAGAACCAATGGGTTGTCCCCGTCAGCGGCGGTAAACAATGGGGTGTGCGTGGGGAGGGCAATGAACGCCTGACGTCCATCCATGACACACAACAGCAAGCGCGTGCTCGCGCTCTGGATATCGCCAAGAGCCAGGGAAGCGAGATGTTTGTCCAAGGCCACGATGGCCGCATTCGTGAGCGCAACACCTACGGTAATGACCCGTTCCCGCCAAAAGGCTGA